TTCCTCTTCTTCTTCCTCTTCGGAATCATCATCATCATCATCGTCTGATTCTTCCTCTTCTTCTTCCTCGTCATCGGATTCAGAACCGAAAAGGTCTTCGGCTTCTTCGGCAGAAAGCATGATAGGAGCAGGGATAATCTTTACTGAGCCGTCTTCGTACTTAATGATGATTGCACCATTGATTTCTGTTCTGGAAACTTCTTTCAGTTCCACTTCTTTTTTCTTCTTAGCCATTTTCGTAATGTTTAAGTTGGTTAATAATTTATTTATATCACTCTGTTATAAGTTTCTTTACCAGTATGGATTTCTGAGTATACCCAGATTTTACTAATTCCTCCTGAGCAATATTGAATTGTTTTATCTCATCTAGAGTTGTCTTTAATTCTAATTGAGATTCAATTGTTATTGCCTGAGAGGCAAGTTCCTTGTCACCTTGATAAGTGACTATCTTAAACTTCTTACCTGCAAATGGGTTTGCTGGTTGATGTGCTGTGATTTTAAAACCTTCGTTATTATTCATTGCTATATTTAATTTTAGTTATCCCAGGAATACCCACCTTCCCAAATACTTCGGTATAGGATTTGTATTTCCCTTTTATCATTGTTTTATAGTTATCGGATAATCGAATTGGGTAGACCCATATTTTATTTTCTATCATCCTATTTGTCATTATATAAGCATAAGACCTTCTAAGTTTAATACTCTCTAATGGAACAAACCCTTGAAATAATAAAGACTTCTTAATAAACCTTTCTTTAGGCAAATACCCTAAAAATTTAAGTGATGCCTCATCGAATATTTCAAGCATATCCCTTTGTGCTTTGATAAATAGTACCTTTTGTATTGGGATGTTCATCTTCTTTCTTAAATATAAAGCCAATGAACTTACCAATGGAGGATACTGCAAGAATAACAGATTGAATTTATTTTTCTCCTCTTGACTCAGCCTGTTGTAAATCCTGTAGGATAGCAAGATTGATTTGTAATCTCTTTTGCCTTGTATACTTGGGAGATATGCCTTGCCGTTGTCCATAGAGTTTGATTGAGTACCTTTCATTGAATTCCTTTTTTCCTTTAGACTTAAAGACTCGGTGCATTTGTACCATAAATCTTCTTCGTCGGTGTTTATCTATGTGATATTCATCGGGCATTATGAACTTCCTTGCTTTTACGAATTTACCCTTAAACCAGAATTTAGTACTACCCTTTTTAAGAAGTTTACCATTCATATCGGATAATTCTCTAATGCCTTGTTTTATAAGTTTCCTCCCAGATATTATATGGATATACTGAAGAACATCTACACCATAAAGATAAACTAAGGTAACCTTTACTTGGTGTCTAGTAAAATATGGTATACCGGTTAGATGTTTCCTATATAATTTCTTTTCAGTAACAATCTTATTGGTAGTATCTGGTCTCCAAGTCCATATATAATATCTATCTGGTCGTATGGGTCCGTTGTTACTTTCCTTTAGCTTTACCATTTATATTTCTCTTTGCCATTCTATACCAAAGATTGATAGATTTCTCATTTGCTTCGGGGAATTTCTTTTTCATTCTCCGAATAACTCTATCAAGTTCAAAACCTTTTGCAGTTAATTCGAATACATAAGATTTCTTTGTACCCTTGATAAGATTAAATTCATCCCTCTCTCTTGGTGGTTTCTTTTCTCGAGGTTTCTTTATCCCAGGAACTCGTTTGGTTCTTCTTTGCCCATTTTCCCCTTCTTCTCCGAGAAACCCAAGCCTTAATCGAGAATTTCTTAATGGGTCATCTTTCGAATACCCAATATTTTCTAATTGCTTATCCATCCAATCGTCATATTTATCAATTAACGATTTATCGGGCTTCTCTTCTGATACATTGATATAATGTAATAAGTCAAATACCCCAGCAGAACAAGCATCAGGGAAAGGCATCCCTAATATTATTGCCTTTCTCTTTAAATCCTTATAAGTCATGTTTCTCCCAGAAGCACCAAGGAAATTTGATTTCTCCTTGGATGGAGCTTTCATGTCTTTTCTACTCTTTTTTGCCATATCATTAATATTTTAAGTATTCATTTATTTTCTTTGCAAATATAAGAATAAATAATTTAATCTTATCTTATTTCTCTATTTATTTTTATAAAAATCCGAGGTTTTTGCTCGGTTCGCAGCAGTGGATTTAGGTTTTTTATGCTTTCTCTTGATATGTGTGTTATAAGCCATATCCAATTTCTTAATATTGAATTCTATGTTGTTCACTTGATTATAGTTTACTGCTCTTTCCACACAGCAACGGTACTCTGGCCAGAATTTTTGTCCAAGCTTAATAGATTCGGTTTTAATCATGAACTTAGATACCATAAAACCAAAGGTATCAGCATCATCTTTAGTTTTAAATACATACATGTAGAATCTACTAAATTCATCTACTACTTCATCCAAAGGTCTTACTGGTAACAATAGATAACCATCGGTATATAGGTCCTCAGATATTAAAGCTACCCAATACTTTTTCTTTCCTGGTTTTACTTTATACCTAAACCTTTCCTTGAGTTTAGTGTGCATCCAATCCGGTACTCTATTAAGAAGATACTTGATATATATCTTATCCTTCTTATTCGACCGCCTTTTAAATGCAGATGGCTGTTGTAGCATCCTTGGAAGTATTCTAAAGTTATTCCACCTATCAAATTCAAGAATTAATCTTAGAGTATCTATGTCCCATTCATCATCAGACTCCTTTAACCTCTTCATGTTTCTCTCTATATTTTTAGAGTTTACCTTTGGGAGTAATTGAGCCGAGTCTCCTGTGAATAAGCTTGCTTCTTTTCTTTTTAATCGTTTCTCTAAACATCCCTCCATATAATCTTGGAAATTCCTCTCACAGGGGCAATCTGGTCGAAAAATAGAAGTGTGTTTCTCAAAAAAATCCGAGAATAGCCTAAAGAATTTCTCTGACCGTTCCCGGATTTCAAGATACTTGTAATGAGATAACTTTAAAATTTCACCAGCTTCCCATGAAGATTTACTTTCGGATAATTGAAGGAATAATGACTGTTGTTCTTTATCAATTAAACAACTCCAGGCTTTTTGTTGAGCTTCGTTCATAACATTAAATTCTTCTATATCTCATTATACTATCAATTGCTTCATTGGTTATCTGATTGGGGTCATATTCACCAGAATTAGCATAAAGCTTATCTGGGTCATGGTTTAAATATACACTATAGATAACGTTGTCAAAGGGTAACCATACTTCCATCCTTCCCATTTCTGGGTATATAAGGACTTTTACTCTTTTACAAAGATGGTCAACCTCTAATACTGTAGCATCTACTCCCTCATAGGGATAACCTCGTAATACTAAGTAATCTCCCGGTTTTACATTGACTAAATCATCTACCGAAAACTTCTTGTTCTCTCTAGCAATACGTTTAAATCGCCTTACTTCTTTTCTACTACAAGTAGCCACTAAAGAAAAATCATCAAATTCTTCGGCATTGTCAATCCTTACCTTTTTCTTTCTTGGGTGCATTGTCTCGGTATTACGTAACCAAGTTCTGATACCAGATATATTCCTACGTAACTTATTAAGAAATGGCCTTGAGAATGCTAATTTAGTAGGCATTCTCATAAAACCATAATTGAATAATACTGGTACTTCTTCGAATACCATCTTACCCTTTGTGGTTTTTCTTAATACGTTTACCATAGGAATAATTGCCTTGATTTGGTCATACCCCTTTTCTTTGAGTTCTTTATTGATTTTATCACAGTACTTCCTTTCAAGGTAAAATATACAATATGAGTATGGGGTATGCTTCTTCATGGGTTACTGGTTTTTAAGAATTAACTTAGCTTGCTTATGTACTAACTTATAGTTTACATTCTTCAATATGTCACTAGCCATGAATACATAAAGAATCTCATCTATCTTTGGTACATCAATTACCATAATATTGGCTTTATCGAATAGTGGTTTATAGAATACGGAAGATAAATCCTTTCCAACTACAAAGAAAAATTCTTCTGAGGGCATTGAATTATATCTCATACAGAGTATAGGAACTTTATTTGCTCTTTTTGCATCCTTAGAAGCTTGTTCCCAGAATTTCAATATATCGCATCCCTTATTACCTAAGAGTAGATGTTCAAACTTAATCTCTTTATAGTTTTTACACTCAACCGATATTTTACATCTATGGGCATGTCTCTCATCCTGACACATGATATCAGAAGCTAAATCCCTACTCTGATGATTTGCCCCAGAGTATGGAGTTCTCCCGAATTTATAAGAAGTCCATTTGGTAAACCATTTGGAAACTTTCAATTCAAATTTATTACCTTTGCGTTTACTATTTGCCATAATTGTCTTGTTATAACTTAATTATAACATTATAGTAATTGGTATCTACTCAGGCCTTGGGTCTTTTCCACTTGCAAAATTTTAGTATTACCTAGAGGAAGAGAATCTAAGTGGGTTATCAAGAATAAAGTTTTCTCTTTGAATATGTAACGTATTAAGGAAGTAACTATTTCTATGTTATCTGAACTTAGTGATTCAAATACCTCATCAAGGAATGCTAAGTTAATACCCTTAGAAGCAGTTAAAGCCTCATTCATTGCAAAAGCCATTGCTACACAGACCAATTGTTTCTCGCCACCTGATAGTTCATCGTAATCTATAATCATCCCATCTCTTTCAATAAGAGTAACAAATTCTTTTCTAGCAGTGCCCAAATCAATATTAAATTCAATCCTAAATCCCAATACCTCTGAATACTTATCAAGGCATTTATTTAAGAACTCAAGGGATGAATCAAATAGATAAGCCTTAATCCCATTATTACCCAATGGGTCATTAATTAACCAGTTATAATTCTCTAACTCTAACTCTTTATTGTGAAAGTCTTCATCAACCTTCCGTAAATTCTTCCTAATCTCCTTAAGTTTTTGTTTATACTTTGGAGACATGACCTTAAGCTTTTCTTGCTTGAGCTTAGCCAGGTCTTCGTCAATAGAAGCAATATCAGAAGCAATATCATCACAGTCTGATTTTAATTTCTTATACCTATCATTTACACTACTAAGTTCTTCCAACCTTTCTAATGCCTCCTGATACTCCTTATCGTATTTATCAAGGTCAGAGAACGCTTTATATATTGATTTGGCATCACGTAATGCACGTTTGTAGTGACCTTCTTCTAACTGTATTACTAATTCTTTAATTACTTTCTTAAGAGGTACATTTGATAAATTCTTGGCATCTTTTATCTTACTCCTCAAATCAAGGATTAGTTCATTTTGTTTTTTAATCTTTATCTGAAGCGAAGCATCTACTTCATCCTTGATTTGTTTTTGTTTTTCAATTAGTAGCTTAGTTAGCTTTTCCCTATCTTGCTTTAACTCTCTTCTTTCTTCTTTGATTTTTTGCTTGAAGGATTTTTCTCTATCTCTCATATCGAAGTAAGCTTCCTTGTTAGCCTCTAATTCTTTCTTAAGCATTTGAGACTCATGCTCTACCTCATTTATTTGAGATATCAAGTTATTTTTATCTTGTAATGCAATGCCTTTAGCAAGGTTTAAGAACTCTAAATCAAATACTTCTTCGAATATCTTTTTCTTATCCGAATTAGATTCTTGTATAAGTCTCTTTATACCCTGACCAAACATGATTGAGTTCATAAACAGAGTATATGATAAACCTATCTCTCTGTTTATAAAATCCTGTATCTTCCCCTTCCCTTTTATATCGACTATATCCCCATCTTTCATGAAGATAAGTCTGTCTTTGCCTTTAGCACCATCCTCAAGTACTTCATCATACTTTTGACATCTTATTATCTTATATGTATGAGAATCTTTCTGAAAATATACTTGTACCTTAGTACCCTTGTAATCTTTAGGTCTTACTTGTTTCCATGTATTTACCTCAGAAACTCCCTTTAGGTTTTTCCCATATATTGCCCATACCAAAGATGAAAGGATAGTGGATTTCCCTTTGCCATTCGGAGCTTTGATTAGTATGGTACAAGTTGGGTTTAATTGTAGGTGTAAGGATTCTATTGAACAAAATCCTTCTGCCTCTAAGTTTAAGAACGTTAACATGATTCAGCCTTTTTAAGTGTTTCAATTAATAGATTAGTTTTAACCTCATCTTTAATACCTTTCTCTCTTAGGTATCTCTTTGCTAGAGACTTCTTAGAAAGTTGCTTAGTAATCTTATGTTTATTATTAACTGGAGTACTAGCTTTTTGGGGAATTACCGTATAATAATTACCATCATCCTTAATATCCTCTTCCCTTTCTACATCGATAAATTTCGGAAACCTTTTTAATTCTACAAATTCCATGGATAGGTCTGAATAAAGTTTCCAATATCCAAGTTTACAATTTTTATCTGTCCTTCTTTGTTGATAAGGGGCTCCTATCATATATACTTTCTTTGAAAGTCTTTGGGGTTTGTGTATATGCCCACATAATACTAAATCAAATTTATTCAGAGTATTTACATTGAGATTTTCTACTGAGTTTATTTCCCTGCCATCAGTATCTTTTGCTCCTGGATAGTCAGTATGAAGCATAAGTATATGCTTACATCTTTTCTTATCTCCTACTAACTTAATCTTATTAAGATATTCGGATAAGCCAATGTTATTATCAATATAAGGAACTCCATATATATAGGTATTACCTATATGAACCCTTTTTAGGTCTATATTTTTCAAAAACCTATATATCCCAGAAAAAAAGATATCCCAAGAAAAAGAGGGTTTATCTATTCGGTTAATTCGGTTTAGTGTATGATTTCCGGATATATTATACATAATCCAGTCTTTTTCATCAAGCTTCTTAAATTCATCATGTAGAATTTCTGCTAGTTCACTAGAAATTCTATTTGACTCATGTAATAAATCACCACAAAATAAAGCAGGAACCTGATACTTCATACATTCATCGGATATAATCCTTAACACCTTAATAGCAGTATTAAGTCTAGTTTCATATTTTCCCCAAGAGTGTAAATGGAGGTCTGAAAATACGATAAATCTTAGTTTCTTAAGTGGGCCATTTAGATTACCATCTTTAGAAGCTTGTTCTGTATTTTCAGAATATGTACCCCAATAGAGATTATCTACCCAATTATGAATTCTTATATTATCCCTATGACATACACATGGCTTATTTAAAGGATTAGATATATAAGCTTCAGCTACTAACCTATGGATATAAGCTCTTCTTAATAGGTTTAATTTACGGATTTTTAATACGGCTTGTTGATACCCATTAGAGCGAGTGTATATTTTATTTTGATGATATTCATCTGTTAATCTACCCTTTTTGTCATACCTACTATATAACAAACCATCCCGGGTAATGTGATACCCGGGAAAGCCTTTTATATTATCAATCATTACTTCTTTCCCCATATCCTATCTAAATGGTAATTGATTTGTTCCGTTCTCATACCTAAATTGAGCTCAGATATACAAATAGTGGGTATTTCCCAATTTGCAAGCAATTCCCCCATAAGAGATGATATCTGAACTTGGAAGAATCTGTTAAGTATTCTCTTACCATTATCTTCCATTGACCAATGCTTATAAGTATCTAGATTTAATGGTAAGAAGATTGCTACATCACATTGATCTTCCATTAAAGTCTTACATTGACAGAAAAAATGTTCCATTTCACATTCTGGTAAAGTTCTTGATTGCTTATACCAAAAATAAGCAGCCAAATCTGCATAACTCCTATCAGTTACGAAATATTCTCTATCCTTGAATAACCTATTCCTTTTGTTCAGAAGTTGAAAATCTGCTTTATACATTGCCTCCGAACCGAGGGATAATATTTCATTATGTGATACCCCTTCAGTAGCAGGTAATAAATCTGACATACTACCAGAAATAAAAGGTAGATCTTCTCTCTTAGCTACATACTTAGCTAAAGTAGTTTTCCCTATACCAGAGGGACCCACAAACATAATTCTCTTACTCATGATGTAATGCTTTAAATGGTTTTATAAATTCATTTGTCAAAAATGATGCTAAAGAGTATTCGATACAAAGCTCTTTGAATTTCTCATACTTAAACTTCTTCTTTGACTTAATTGGTAACTTATCCAATGGATTATGTCTTACAAACCAGAAAAGGTCGATTAACTGTTCATTCCTTTTCCATATTTGAAGATATTCTTTGTTCTTACTCTGGGCAATAAACTTCTCTATTCTACCTTCATCAAGGATTTTCCTTGCTTTTACTGGGCCTATACCCGGGAACCCTGGTATATCATCGGAAGTATCTCCAACAATTGCAAGGTACTCTACCGTTTCATGAGAATGATAACCGAATAATTCTTTGCAGTTATCCATTCTTATCATCTCATCTTTTCTGGGATTATATATCCTCAGGTTATTTGATAGCAACTGGTTAAAGTCTTTATCCGATGATATAAGTATCATTTTCTCGGATTGGAATTTTTTAATTGCAAAGTATGCTAAGAAGTCATCCCCTTCATATACTGTAGATTTCTTTTTATCGAAGATATAATTAATTCTTAGCATACCCAGCATTTTCATTATAATTGCCTTTTGCTTTTGCAATGATTCGTAATCTACAGATATATTTTTTCTATGTCCCTTATAATTGGGCAATAACTTCGTCCTTACTGGTGAATGACCATTATCGAATGAAATATAAACCTCATCCGGTTCGAACCTTGTAAGATACATATGTAGAGATTTGAAAAATCCGAATATTGCCCCACTCGGTTTGCCATCGGTAGATTTAAGTTTTTCAAATTTGTGAAAACTTTGGTGTAAAATATTTTCGCCGTCAACTAATAATATTAATTTTTTATTTTTCATATTTATTTTTATATTTAATATAATAATCTGATATTAGTTGATGTCCCAGCCCGGTTATCTCTGATACCTCTTTTCTAGTAAACCCCATACCTATCAACTTAGGTATATATGACCTTTGAATCTCTGTACCTTTGATACATTTACCTTTTAATTTGTTTACCATCCTCCCATCCCTAGAAGCTTGAGACATATTGTCTTTTTGTGTACCCCAATAAAGGTTCTTAACTGAATTATTAGTAGGTACATTATCTTTATGGCAAACATAGGGTAAATTTTCGGGATTAGGTATATAAACTAAAGCCACTAATCTGTGTAATAACCATTTTGTAGTACCTATACCTGGTTGAGATAATCCTACTATATACCTCCCATTCTTATTCAGATGGGGTTGTTTTAAGTGATATCTTTTGTTTAATATACCCTTACCATTTACATCCCATCGGGAATATATTCTACCTCTTTTGGATATATGATAACCTGGGTAACCAGGTATATTATCATGAAATACTTTATTCTGATATTTACCTTCTCCATGAGGGTAAATAGGTGAAGTCCAAGACAGACTTCCTATCTTTGCCTTGGACCTTGTAAATGGGGTTTTCTTATTCATCGTCTTCCTCCTCCTCTTCTGAATCTGAATAGTTTTCATATTCTACACCATCGACTGGGAATAGATTTGTTTCTATCTTCTCCAGTTGCTTTTTAGTAGTACCTATGGTATTTACTCCGGCTTTCCGTAAAAGTTTTCTACGAAGTTCATCGTCTTCTTCCAAAAGCTTTTGGAATTTCTCTTCCCCTCTTGCAAGAGTTTTACCTTTCAATTTATACCCACCAGTAGTTTTTTCGATTACATCGGTATCTACTAATACATCTTCTAAAGCATAGCATCTGTCAAACCCGACTTCGTGGAATTTAGGATTGAAATATACAGGGCATTTGCTGATTGTAGGTCGAGGAGGAGCAACTTTATTTTTAATAAGTCTGATAGTGACAAGTTTCCCAGCTTTCCTTTCTTTCCCATTTTGTTTAATGGTAACAGACCTTCCTGAATAGAAAGCAGCTCTGATTGAAGCGTAGAACTTAAGTGCTGCACCTCCCGTAGTTGTTGTGTTATCTTTTCCAAATCCGACATTCAAAGCAGTTCTTAATTGGTTAATATAAATCTGAGATACTCCCAGTTTGTAGAATAATTCACTTCTGATACGAAAGTATTTATAAAGAGCCTTTGCTCTACCTCCCATCTCTGCCTTACCATCAACCATCTTAGCATCTATATTATCTGTACAGTCTGTAGCTGCAATAGAATCAATTACTAAGAGTATCGGTTCATTGTGAGTTAATTGAGAACGTAAATATATTGCTAAGTCTGCCACTACGTCTGCAATATATTCAATACGGGTATCATTAACAATAGTTACTCTTGCGGGGTCTACCCCATTTATTTCAGCCCAAGAATTCATCCAGGATTGTTCAGCATCTACCCATATCACATGACCTCCAAGTTGTTGAGTAGCATAAGCAAAGTTATAAGCCACTAAAGATTTACCAGAGGATTCCTCTCCAGCAATCTCAACGATTTTACCATAAGGAATACCCTTACCAAATAAGTAGTTCAGAGCAAAGAAAGTAGACGGTATATATAAATCGGTATCAGTAACTTCTGAAGCTAATTTAATCATACTCCCATATTTCTTTGCCATCTCATTTGCTGTTGGTACTTTTAAACCAACCTTAGATTTCTTTGCCATAATGTAATGTCTTTAAACTAAAGAAGGTGATAACAGAACGAATCTAATTACCACCTTCGAATGAAACCATATTACTAACCCTTAAATATCCGATTTGTATTTTCTTTTCTTTTTCTTAGGTTCATCATCTTCCATGTAATGGTCTTTGTGAACTCCCTTTTTCTTTTTCTTCTTGGATTTATCATCATCATCGTCATCCCCATGGTCTTCGTTTAGATACTGTGAAAGTAAATCTTCCAACTCATCATAGGATTTGATTTGAGAACGAACTATCCCCTCAAGGTCAATTGTACCTTGATATTTCTTGTCCAACTTAGTTGGTTTGCAAGCACGAGCAGAATAAGTGGTATCTAGTTTACCAGACCCGGAACGAATTACCTTGATATCGTATCCAGTTTTTGGATCTGTCATATCACCTGCCTCATCTTCATCAAGGTAAAGGTCAATGATATCCTGGTATACTGAGCGAGGAACTAAAACTCCCTTATCTTTGCCTTCGTAATCTACCTTACTACCCTTTTCATCTGAGTAAATGATACCACCGATAACATATCTTCTTCTTGGTACCAGGTTCTTGGCAAGTTCCTTGTCATCTTTATCCTTGGAGTTTTTCAATTCTTGGTATTTCTCCATGAATGGGCAAGGTTCATCAAAAGTAGCCGGAGATATAACTCCTCCCAAATTGCCACCAAGGTAGAATTGAATAATTTCGATACCCAATTCTTGGTCATCACCCGGAGATTTAATTCTCATTCTCAGGGTTCCTTCTTTTGGATATACCAATCCACTTCCGTTTCCCTTAGATTCTAGCTGTTTCTTTCTAGCTAGCATCTTTTCTTTTGTAGAAAGTCCCTCTGATGAAACTCTCTTTTTCTTCTTGTCTTTTATCATAATAATTAGTTTTAATTATTCGGTTCTGAGTAAACTACTTCGTTCATACTCAATACGGTAAGAACGTTTTTCTCTAAAAGCTGTTTGAGAGCAGGGGATAGTTTGTCCGTTTCGAATTCAAGTTCTTTGCCTGCATACAAACCATAGGTAACTATTCTACCTACAGCAACCAATTCTCGGTAGGTTTTGTATTCTTCAGTAATTTCCCCACTCTTTACTACAACCCCTTTACGAGGAACTCCCTCTTTTACTTGTTCAGGGATAATCAAACCAGATTTAGTTTGGTTTACCTCCTTGGGAGATAAAATAAGTACCCGGTTTTCTGTTGGGCATCCGGGTAATTCTTGATTAAATTTCTCAGCTACAAGAGGTGAGATAAATGTCATTGAATAATTCATATTCTAATACTGTTTTTAAAAGTTAGTAATTGTTTATAGTTCAATGGGTTAACCTTTTCTTAGGTTCACATTAATAGTTCTTAATATATTTTCGCGTGACTCATAGCACTTACATATAGTTATGAACTTATTTGCTTTTTCTACAGCTTTCAAATACCTCTCATTGATAGAAGAGTATTTCTTGTTAAGGTTTGCCTTATGAGATACATATTCGTTATTCCATCTTTCATTAGCATCCTTATAATATAACCAGGCATTCGAATAAGCTTCTTCTTTTTCCCTTGCTAGAGCATCTCTTTCTTTTATATACTTATCTCTCAAAGAAGCAAGTACATAATAACTAGAAGGAGATTCTCGTAGCTGAGAATTGATGATATTCTCATTGATAGATAATTCCTTTTGAATATCAATCTCAATAAGTTTACCTTCAAATTTAACCTTTAGTTTTTTCAGTTCCGTCTTCATAAACTTCTAATAGGTTTTTAAAGTCTTCTTTACTAAATTCCCCTTTGCTTATTGCTTTAGTTACTTGAGCAAAAGCCATTTGATAAGAGAGTTTCATACCAGGCAAATTAAGAAGAGATTTATAGATGCTTATCTTATCTACCAAAGCCATTAATCTTAAGTCACATAAGTTATCAGTACCACCCCTATCGAGTAAGGCTAAAAATGCAGCCCAATAAATATGGGTAGCATCTTCATAAGCAAGTTTACCATCCTCATCTGTAGCCATTACTTTAAAAGCCAATCCCTCTAAAGTAGTAAGATTAGTTTGTACTTGAGATAACTGAGTCTTTAATCGGTTAAGTAACATTTTTTCTTGTCCACTCAACCTTAGATTAACCACATCTAAATACTTAAGTAAATTTTCGATAGAATAACCTAAGCAACCTGCAACCATATAAGTAAGGGCAGTTAACTTACTTGCATTATCAATCTCTTTCTGTGTTGCCATAATTCCATAAATTTATATTATTTATGTATACATAGTATCTTCTCTTTTCACTCCTGTAATGGTAGATACTGAATCTGAATGCTTTATATTAGTTTTACAATTAGGACATTGTACTATCCTAAAATAATCCCCAGATTTATTATAAACCCCAAAAGTTTCACTGGTATCATATTCAAATTCGCAATCACATACTGGGCATTTAGCCCTCCATACCGTGGGTCCGTTCAAAATCTTTTTCATATTGCTTCATTTGTTTGTTAAAACGTTTCTTATACTCTGAAATAGGTATGTGTTTATATTTCTTATGTTCTTCCATATATTCTTCTACTGAGAAATCAGGTTCTAACATTTTCTTATAATCATAACCCGGAATAAAAGGTAACTCTTCTGCCATTGACCTACCAATAACAAACTCCATGTCCATTGTGACATCATCTATCTGAAAGCCGAAGTATGGCTTAGTTAATGGGTTCCTATAAATTTGCCACATCTCATATATACTCCAAATATTAATATTCTCTGGTTTAGTAATCTGATAATTAGCATCATGTACCAAACATACAGACTTAGTAGAGGGTAATTTACCTTGTCTCATTAAGTAGTATATGAGAATACTTCCAAATAAACACATATCAGATGCTGCTGATTGACATGGGAAATTTAATGCTAATCTCAAAGCATAAGCTTCTTCTCCCTTATCATTTGAATATATTTGGGGTAATCTTCTTTTCCTCCCAAATAATGATACCAGATGCCCATTCTTTCTAAGGAATTTCTCTTGTTTCTTCAAGAAGGTCTTCAACTTGGGGTGTTGACCAAAGAATATGTCCATTTCCTTTTGGGCTTCTTCTGGTGTAACTATAATACCAGATTTTGGGTCAGATAGTTTTACTGCTAGTAATTTTGCACCAATTCCATAAATAAGTCCAAAAGCAATTTGTTTAGCTTGCTTTCTTCTCACCTTCCATATCTTATGCTCTGGATGATTTTCATCCTCATATATCTTAAGAGCTTCTTCATAGGGTATATGATATTTAGTAGCAGCAATTGCTAAGTGAGGGTCCTGACCAGAGTTAAAAGCATTAAGATAAGTTTCATCTCCAGATAGATGAGCCATAATTCTTAATTCTGCCTGGCTAAAATCACTAGCAATATATAAGGTTCCTTTAGGAGCTTTTAATTGTAATTTAATATTGGGGTCTACGGATGTCTTGGGAATTTGTTGAGCATTGGGTTCTGCAGAGGATAATCTTCCACTTGTAGTCCCATGAATAAGAAATCTTCCATGTAATCTATCATCATCTTGAACTTTTTCATTCCAACCCTCTATATAGGTTTTATACATCTTCTCTAAACCTCGTAATTCAAGAAGCCTATCAAGGAAAATTGCCTTAGGTGAATCTGGTTTTTTAACGGTTAACCTTAGATTAGTAAGAGTCTCTTCATCTGTACTTGGTTTACCGGATTCATTATTCTTAATTACCTCAAAATGAAAACCTTCTTCCGAATACATCAATGCAGGTAAATCAACTGAACTACCCAAATTAATAGGTCTTATCAATTCTTGTTCCTTTTTAGTTGTGAATATACCAGCCTTGATATTTGAGATTTTCTGTTCCCTTGATACAATCTTTCGTTTATCTTTTGGACCATTATAATCTAACTCTTCAAGTTCGTCTTCAATAGACTGAATATATTTATCAATCTTTTCTTGGTTATACTTCTTTTCGAATTTCTTTACTCTTGGCAAATCATATATAGCTTGTCTAGCCGCATCTATTTTTGGTTTATATGTTTCCAGTAGTTGATTATTGAACTCTCTATCTAGATACAAACCATTCTTCTCTACTGAAGTGAGTACCCTTGATGCAGACATAATTAAATTCCTGAAGGTACTGTACAAACCGAGGTCAATCAGCTTCTTTTCAAAGAATATCATTAACCTAAGAGTATAATCCGTATCTTGACATCCATAATGGCAAAGTGGGTCTAACTCTTTTTTATCCCAAGGTATTTTATCGAAAGCATCTTGCTTCTCATAATTACCATACTCTGGTAAATACCTTCTTACCATTGATTTTAAATCATTAGGTTTTTCCTCGTTTAGTAGATATTTTGCAAGCATACCATCTAAACAAGTACCTCTATAGAATATTTGATATTTCTGGTTTATCTGGTCATCAAACTTCCAGTTCCATGCAACCTTGGTTATCTCATAATTCTCAATTACCTCTTCCCCAAATTTCCTTAGCATCTTTTTCCAATTCCACCCTGGAGATGTATAATCTTTTGTTTCGAAATGGTCTAAAGGAATGGAAGCACCAAATCCTGGCATCCAGGATACTGAGAGTATAGTTGGCTTAAAACTTTTGTTGTATATTGGTGAACCATTAGTTTCATAATCCACACTGGCATATCCGGTAGCTTTACAACAGGCAATGAGTTTCTTTAACTCTCTTTTGTTTCTTATTATGTGATATCTTGTTTCCATTATCTAATTCCTTTCAATACCTGATGAATAAAGTACCTAGAATATCCATACTTAAGAGATATTTTCTTTATACTAAGACCCTTTTCTTTATGGTCTATCATTATTAAATTCCTTTCTTTATCAGAAAAAGTATGTATATAATTAGAACCCCTAAAACCTAACTCATAGTTATGTTTCAAATTTTCTGACCTTGGAACTGCTCTTAGATTAGATACTCGATTATCAGTTTTTATACCATTTATATGGTCAATATCATACCCATTTGGTATATTACCAATCCAAGCTTCATATACTAACCTATGTATATAAAACCTCTTTCTAAACAAAGTACATTGTAAATACCCATTAGAAGTTAATGATACCAACCTCTTTCTCCAAGTATTAGAAATCACAGTAGTAGTACCTTTCCTACCATGGCCTTTCCCTTTAACTCCTACCCTTTTAAGAGAAGTAAAAAGGGTACCCCTTTTAGATATATAATATCCAGGGTACCCTTTTATATTTGAATATTTAGTATTCATCTTTCAAATCCTCTAAATTACAAGATAAGAAATGCCAATCTTTTTTGTATATATGCAATGAATCTATGGTATGATATAGATAACCAGGCTTTACACCTACTTCTTGAGCTACGTATTCCATTAATCTCCAAGCTAAATAAATATCATTACCGAAATGTTGGGCAAAATCCGAACTTCTTTGGTGATAACAAATATGTAATACCTTCTCTCCTTTACCATTCTGACGAATAAGGAAATCATAATACATAGAGCAGGGAATACGTTTACTTCCATCAAGGAATCTTAAGTCTGTACCATGAAATATAGGGAGTACTGCCTTACGAGTATCATTATCCCTTTTAAGGAGTTCGATAACAGATTGCATGGCAGAATCACAATTGAATGATGTACTACCATACAGATATAATTGATTCCAAATACGTTCTGGATAAGTATAATCAAATCTACCATTTACCAGGAACTGTTCCCATAAATCTTTTCTCAGTTCCCAAGCTTTACCAGGATTTAATTCATACCAACCAATTCTTTCCTCAAACTCTGCATCTGCCCATTCTTTTGAATGAGAGAATACAAATAACCATACTGGGTCTCCAAGTGAAGTTAAGCAATATTGTTGGCAAATGAGTTCCTTTGTTTCAAATTCCTCATTACCTTCAATTATTTTATTCTGATAGGTCTTTGGTTTTACAGTTTGACCATAACTGTTGAGTTCTCTGCCAAGTTCTGACATTAACTCAAAAGAATTACTGTAGATTCTCATTCTTCTGTTTCTTTAAAAGTTTCTTCTTATATGCTTTACGTTGAGAATAGGATATCACATTCTCTGGATATTCTATATCTTCATATTCTAATAGCAAGTCCTTTGCTAACAAAGCTTGGTATTCGTATAAGTCCGGACGAAGTACTTTAAAACTCCTGAAGAATACCTTAAATGAAGACCATTCCTTCTCCGTACCATTTTGGATTTTCTTATAAACTTCTTTAACCCTTTTAGTCCAAGGATTACCTATACCCTTGATTACTTTCTTTAGAGGTTTATAAGCTGAGTACATTAAGAGTGTCTCTACATTCCCATACATTTGAGTCGCAAATAGGTTGATTTGTACTGACTGGTCCGGCCCATACACGTATTCTGCCATCCGTTGAATTAATAGGAAGTCGAATATTAACCTCTTTGTAATCTCTGATGCTCTGATTACCATTGTAATAACTGGGATGTCCTCTTGAAATCTCTTCGAAAAAGTTGCAGCAATTAAACATTGTTTACCGTTATCATGGTGATTATTGAACATATACGTAACATTGTAATTCTGATTATATTTGTTCTTCAGGATTCTTAGTTTGCTACGTAAGAGGTCTAACTTATTAAAATCAATATAATTATTCAATAAGCTCGTCCACTTAGTCTCTTTGTAATTAAAACACCTGCCATAATCAAAATCTGGGTCTACCCATGCTTTACGTATTTTTATAAACACATTGTATGCTACTGCAACTCCACTGTTTGCAGTAGCACCCTTATCAAAAAGAACGGGGTCTAATCTTAAGAAAGCCTCGTTCAATTTCTCCCATGCCTCTTGTGAAGTAGCAAACTCCAAAGAGTGGAGGGTCTCCTCCGTATTCGATTGAAGACCCTCTAATTTTCTATTCCATCCACTCATTAGTAATTTGTTTTTTGTCTCCAGAGGTTAAGTCTTTGTTTCTTAAAGAATAACCTGTAGATTGATTCATCTGAAAATCCTTGTAATCCCAAGAATCCCATATATAGGTAGAAAGCTTTTACCAAAGAATACTGAAAATCTAATTCCTTGGTCATTACTTGTGTTTGTTTCCAAGGTCTACACTTAAGAAGATTCCTTGCAATATTCAATTCATATACTACATTGAATAATAATACCTTCTCTTCTTCATGAGATGCTTCACTTAAAGTATTAAACCCAGGAGTATAATCTTTTACAGATTCATGTTCTTCATCAATCATGTTAAACCGATTAACTAAACCAATACTACCTTCGGTAACCATTGCTATACCCATAGTAATTACGTCCTTCAATTCTTTTACTTTGAAGTCAGAGTAATCAATTACATAAGACGTTCCCCATGAGAAGATGTCTTCAGGTAGTATATTTGCAAAGTGGAACAAAGTGAATAGAAATCCCAGAGCATCTCCCTGTTCTTCATTGGCATTCTGTAGATGATTGAGTACCTGGGTATATTCGTCCTCTGTTAACTGGTCAATATTCCATCCCCACTTGTGGCATATCTTTACTACCTCAGAGGTAGATTCATAACCCTCCATTAGTTCTTCGATAACCCTGGCAATAAAATCCTTAAGAACTATCTGATTTTGGTGATTATTGATATCAACCGGATAATCAGGTAGCTTTTCTATTTGCCTGTAGCCGTCTAATTGTTCTAACGAAAGAGAATACATTGCTTGTAAATACGTACCTACTTCTAAAGAAGGTACGATTTCCTTGATATTACGTATGTCCATTACTTACTTCCTGTTGAATTAAATCCACCTTCACCTCTTGTTCCCCACATTTGAGATTCAGAATAAAATTCTTCTGATTGAATCTCCTCGGGTTCTGTGAGATGGATTGGTACATGAATAAATTGGGTTGCTTTCTCATCCACCTTTAGAGTCTGTATTACTCGACTGAGATTGATTATACCAATATGAATCTCTCCTACATAAGGAGAATCTACAATCTCTGCAGTATACAGAAGACCTTTTTTAGAAGCAAGCCCAGACTTATTAGCTGCCATGAGCATAGACTCTTGAGGTTCGATAAGAGGTTTAATACCTGATGGGATAAGGATTCTCCCTCCCGGGTAGATTTGAATATCAGTTACGAAGTTGGTAGTTGTATTTACTCCCAATACAAAATCTGGGGTAAAATTATTTGGAGACTGGTTTGCCTCGATTTGAATCAATTGTTGAGGGTCCAAGTTTCTTGGGATATAGAAATCCAAACCTGCATCACCTGCATTACCTCTCGATGGAGTCTTTACGTCTCTTACTTTAATAAATCTGAATCTGTTCATAATATATTACATTGTTTTAAAAGTTGTCCAAAGGTTAATCCTCTTTGAGGAGTTACTCCGAGTGAATGACAGAATCTTTCTACGTCATATTCACCCTGCATAAACAAATCAGCAAGAACATCGTCCTGCCGTACATAATAATTTGGGTTATTAAGATATAACTTAAACATTGCCCATATCATTCTTAACTTATTGACCTTTCCCATTGCATTCTCTATAAAGTTCTCTAATACGTTTCTTAGGTACTTCGAATTTCTCAACTGTCTTTGAGATAATTTCTTTTCTGTCTTTCCCTTTCCGAATCAAGCCTCGGATGTATTTCTTGATACCAACCGTATCTTCTAATACATCCAAATCCTTGTATTGATTCTTCTGTTCAAGTTCTTTTCTTGTAATGTTCAAGTTCTGTGACATCTTGAATGCACATAATTCTGAGTCTCCGCATAGTTTACATTCCTTAGTTGATAAATCATACCCAATACCAAAGCAAGGGTCTCCATTAGTTCCCAGAGTACTAACATCTATGGGAGTAAGGATATCTTGCTTCGATAAGTCAGGAAGTTGTTTCTTTTTCTTAGCCATTATATGTCTTTTTTACGTTTATAATAAATGTATATCTCACTGTTATCTTCTATGGGAACATAGGAATAACCGATGTTATTAATAAATAGTTCCCTGAGTTTATATAATTCTTGGTATGAATTTCTATCATGGCTCTCTTGACATACTTTGACTACCATACCATTACTCCAGTACAAACAAAAGAAATGAGTAAAGCATTCGGGAGTATTTTGAGAAGTTTCCAAGCTTGATATCCATATCAAATCTCTACAGTTGAATACATGTTTAGGGTTGGGTACCTCCCCAACAATGAGAGACTTAAACCATTCTTTAATCTTCTTCATCATAAGTGTAATTAAGGTGTTTACAATGGGGACAGACCCATTCTTTTAAATGCCATCCCTTGATTTCTAAATCCTCTTTATGAAAACGTTTCTTACATGAATGGCATTGATAGCCATCCTTAGAAAGTATGAAGTCTAAAGCGAGTATTATTATCATAATAACCACCGCTGTAATTAAAATATATTTCTCCATCACTGAAAGCCTTTAATTTTCTTTTTAGTGTTATTGGGTTTTCCTTAAGAGTACCCAGCAATAAATACCCGATGCAGAGATTTGAATTATCTTCCAACCATCTGATAAAAGAGTAGTTAGTTTAGTATCATCTTCGTCTCTGATACATATTAGTTTATCATTATTCATAATGCCTATATGCTTATTAACTGTAATCTTCTTTTCCTCCTACGGAGAAAAAGTAAATACTCATAGTACTTCTAGTTAACTCTTAATAAGGCTATGGTTAGGATGTTTCTTCCATAGCTTATCTAACAATATTACTTTCAATTCTTGTCTCTGATAATATTGCTTCCTATGCTTACCATGCCTATCTAAATAAGGGCCAGGATAATGAAGGTCATCCAGGTATACTTTCTTTTTCGATTTATCGGTTCTTACCAAACGACCAAGAAACTGAATAGATTTTTCCTGACTATCCATGCTTGCTGCATTAAGTAAATACCTAAGCTTAGGAAAGTTTTTACCTCGAGCAATGATTGTAGTTGATACCAGGATATCTATTTTGCCTTCCCTAAAATCCCTCATTATTTGTTGTCTTAACTTAGAGGGAGTATTAACATGCACATAGGCAATATTATAGGCATCGCCCAGTTTCTTTTTAAAGAACTTATATAGATTTTCACAATGTGCAATATGCTTGCATACTACAAGAGCAGGATATCTACCTTGATTAATATTCCATCGTAATCGATTATAAGCCATGGTCCACGCGGTATTATTTTCGGTAATAGAATCATCATATATCTCCTTATAGGATATACAATCAGATTCCCAATTACCATACCAAGGTTTACCGGGTACCATCTTTACGATAGTTTTAGTTGAGTAACCCTTCTTGATGGAATCCTTAAGTTTAAACTCAGCAATCACTTTACCAAAGAAACATTCTAGGTTCATGTTCTTGACCTTATCCTTAGCAAGTTTACTCATATAAATGGTACCGGATAATCCTATACGAATTCGGGTATTAAACAATCTAGTGATTACATTCTGATATTGCTTACTACCTCCCTGGTCAGCCTCATCCACAAGTACCATATCTATTTGAGATAATTCCTTTTGATAGAATCTCATATTTCTCGAAATAGATTGAACCATACCTATAGTAAAGTTACTCCAGTTTAAAACCTTGCCTTGAACAAAAGTGATATCTTCTCCCGGAAGATATTGCTTAAATTCTTCTCTAGCTTGATTTAACCAATCTGAGTCATTAGTTATTAGCAAAGTCTTTAACTGCTTCTTATAGGTTAAATATAAAGACGACATGATAAGAGTTTTACCGGCATTAACCGTGTAATCTAATACACCAATATGAAAAGGTGTATCACCTACTCGATTATTAATCACAGACTTAACTGCTTTCTCTTGCTCGGGTCTTAATTTATATTTACCTATATTCGTAACTACTTTACTGACTTTAGGTAAGGGTTGTCTCATATCTACAACTTTAGGTTTAATCCCCATTTCAATACACATATCGTATACCTTAGGAAGTAAACCTATTTTAAATTGCCCAGTCTTGGTAATGTAGTGAATTTTACCATCCCAATTCTGCATACCTCTTTGCCTTGTACGTAAGTAGAAAGCATTTGGATGTCGAATGGCAAACTCATTATAAAGTTTCTGTGCGAACTTAAGAGGTAAGTCAAGTTCGCACATATTTCCATTCTGAATAATTAGCTTACTCATTTGATAATTACAGTTACACCTTTAGTAGCTTTATCCATACCCATTGCTTCCTTGAGAAGTTTCATATGATGCTCCTCATCCGCAATCAATTTCTCAAGGAAATAATTCACGTCATTATAATCAGAACGTTCCTCGTATTGAGCAATTGCTCTTTGGATTTTCTTGTAGTGACCAATAGTTTCTATCTCAGAATTCAAAGCAATCTTTAAAGCTTGTTCCCAAGTAGAACCAATCTCAATTGTAGGATTAATATTCATGGTATAGTAATCCTCGTATGGGTCTGCCCTTTGTAAGAAATCAGATATCTTGTCAAGATGCCTCATCTCTACCAAACCAATACCCAACATCAATTCTGATATCTCCTCGAATCTAGAAGACTGTTGGGTATACATAATAATTGCACTTAGTTCTGAAAATTTGGCATTCTTCCAAATCACATAGAACATATTAATTATCTCATCAGGCCAAGGGTCGATATCCTTAAAATCTGGATAAGTTACCGATTGGTCTGAATACTTGAGGACATCAATAAAAGCATTAGCTGCATCCTCCACTCTGTTTCCGAAAAATTGTAAACCTTTCATATTACTTTTTTAATTATTAATTTTTTCCCAGAGAGAACCTTCAACTTCGGGTTCCTCTTCCAGGGATTTTTTGTTCTTATACTTATATAAATATTTATTGTATCTTTCAATTGCTTTATCCGTATACATCTGTGCAATATCTGGTAATCCATTACACCATGCAAGAGATTCAAACTGAGCATCAATGAATGTCTTATAATCCCAACCCTCTTCTTTTAGGAATTCTCCTACCTTTGCAAAGTGTACATACTTCTCTGGTTTGTTTTCATAAGATTCATAAATACCAGTTGCCTTAGCAATCTTACCTATGAAATAATCATGTATCTCTTTAGTAAGCTTTGAATCTGAATATTGCAATTCTATCTCGGCATCTACTTGATTAGTAATGTTATCCTGCATAGATATTAACCTTTGCATAACATTCCTATAATCAGTCATCCTTTTTAGTCCAGTCTCTATATACTTGATAAAACCTTCCCTGGTATCAAGTTTAAAATCCTCACAAAAGGTATTACATATCTCTGCAAGCTTTTTACAATTTGCCCATTCTCGAGAATTACTTTCATTTATTTTACGAACTCCCCTATGCTTTAACTTTATACGAGTTGCATATAAAATATCAGCAACAAGGGCAGCATCCCCCTTAGATGCTAGTAAAATGTTATTAACTCGCTTAGTATTCTTATTGTTAGAAACTAAGACTGCTCTATGATTTATTGCCTCCTTTCGAGCAATAACAAAAAAAGCCTCAACTGGGAAATTATCTACCTCTAAGGTATTTAATATTTCCTCAAACTGAGACTTAGTTATATGGATAGATGGTTCACGCATAAATATATTATTTTATAATATAATAGGAACTCCCTATTTCAATGAGTTTCTGATTGATATCAATTCTTGATAACTTTGGTACCTGGTAGCATATACTAACTTAAGTGTCTGACTTCTCCCTAAATCATTTACGTCTTTTCCGTCTGGTAAAAACACCACCTTGACTTTTTTATATGCAACAAGCTTGAGAGCCAAGTTGATGGCATACTCTTTTGCGTCTGGGTCCAACAATATAATAAATCTTTCGCATTGGGATTTAAGTAACTCATTGACTTGGAATGCAGATATAGCTTTGCCCATTGTGGCAATTGCTCTATCCCCAATTGTGAGAGCATTAAGTGCTCCTTCGCAAATGAATACCGACCGATACATCTCCAATGCGTCATGATTAAAGATGATAAACTGTTTTCCCAAACCGGTGATGTCTTTGTCTGGGTTATTATACCGGGGTCCTTTGCCGATAACATTTCGAGCATTGTAATACCTAAGTTGTCCTCGATAATAAAACGGGATGATAAGGTACCCATATGTCGTACCCATTGTTCCATATCCGATACCACATCTTGAAAACTTCTCGAGGTTAAAGCCGCGTTTCTTGATATATCCACGAATGCTTTTTGCAAGTTGGCTGTCTCCGAGCGAAATATTTCTAAATCCATCTGGGAGATATACGGGCTTACTTTCGGCAAGTTCGATTTTCTCTTCCTTAAACTGTAGTTCATCAAATTGTCCATTGTTCAAAAAATTAATTAGTTCATGGTACTCAGTAAATCCTTCTATGTCCATTATTAGTTGAGCAGGAGAAGGATGGGCATTACATCTAAAACAATTGGTTCTATACATAGAAAGGTTAACTCCCAACTTCTGTTCTCTCCCGCAATATGGGCAAGTGGGAATGCGTAACCAGCCATGCCTATAATCATAACCCTCTAATCGTTTAATGAAGTATGTCCTTAGTCTAGATTTAAACTGATTGGTTATTTTCATACCCTCTTATAGCTTTTCTAAATTACTTTTCGAAGTTTCTTTAAATCCTCTAAATCTAAATCATTAATAGCAATGATTTGCCAACCATTATGAGATATTTCTAAAGCTATCCCATCAGACCATCTATCTTTTACTACCTCTACTTTCTTTGTTTTCATAACTGTTATTTAATATATTACGAATTACCCTATCACCAACTCCAAATCTCTTTCCTAGAACCCTTAATAAAGTTTTGTTTACTTTCCATTTAGTAAACCCTAATTGGATTAGTTCAGATAGTAATGTATTATAATAAGCTTTTACTTTAGGTATATCATTTAAGTTTAATTTACGATGTATATTATCCTTACCCATTACTGAAATCAGATTATTACCATCCCTGATAGATTGGTGTACATTTTCTTTCTGGGTACCCCATTTTAGATTCTTATAATAATTATTATAAATATCGTTATCTAAGTGCATTACTACAGGTAAATTATTGGGGTTAGGTACATAAACAGTAGCTACTAATCTGTGAACAAAAATCTTTGTAGACTTACCATCCCTATAAAGGGATACACTATAGTATTTGGGACGTTTCTTTGGTATTAGTGGGGTAAACTCATTACTTAATTTACCCCTACTTCCTCGGACATATCTTGAATATACGCTCCCAGTTTTAGAAACGTAGTATCCCATAAATCCTGGTATATTATCTTTCATTATATATCTCCTTGCTTTTTGTTATATTTCTCCATATTAGCATCTGGGTTACTAGAACTTTTTAGAGAATTATCCAGTTGTTCTCCATATACCCTGTCATATTCTTTTCGTTGTTCTCTAGTAAATTCGGTACACCGTTGAGTTTCTGTAGAGCATTTAAAAAGAGCTCTACCTGATGGTAGACCATCCCTTTGAACCACTATCTCGGCCCTTAATATATCATCCCTTTCTTCTTGTTCTGTAGCATTTAACCCCATAATTACTTGAGCATTTCTTACTATGGCTATAGAACCAGATATATCATTTTCATCATATCTGGTTTTTCTATGTTTTTTACCCTCTCTAGTAATATGATGTGCAGTCCAGATTATATCAAGTTTCATTTCTTCGGCTAAGTTACTCAAGTCTATATATACATTAGATATTCTTTCGAAATCTTCCCTATCCCCCGCTATTGATGCAAGTTTACCAGCGTAGTCAACCATAAGAACTTTAATATCGATTCCTTGATTACGAAGTTGAATTATCTTTTCCCTTATATAAGTGGTATTAGTAATCATTGCTGGTACACGCTCAACCACTAATTCAACTCCAAACCTTGCAAGTTTCCTTAAATGCTTTGCCTCAAGTTTATCATATTCACCCGAGTATAATTCCTTCTTGGTTTTATTAATACTGGATTGAATGAAACGGTCCATGATCTGTTCTTGACCATTTTCCGTATCAATATATAATACTGACTTCTTCATTCTGAGATAACCTCTTGCAAGGTTTACCATAAAGAAGGTTTTCTTTGCCTTGGGTTTATCCAATATCACGTTAACTGAATGCTCTGGATAACCTCCTGCATTAGTTAGTTCATTCAACTGCCTAAATGGGCAAGGTATAACTGAAGGTTCTGATTGTCTTCTAAACTGTCTCTCGGTAATATCCCGAATCATATATAAAGGTTCATCTTCTTTCTTAGGTTTACTTTTCTGAAGTACCTTTTCAATCTTCCTCGAATACTCTTCGTATTGTTCAAAGTTATCCAAATCGAAGGAATCATTTAAGTTCTTCATCTCAACATAAGTAGAGAACTGATATATCTTTTCTTTTATATAATCAGAATCCGATAGGGGTATATGATAGAGATTACTTATTAGTTTATTGATATTGGGTATATCATCTTTAGTTACCAAATCCACATAGGTTTTAGATTCTAGTAACTCTTTTAATACTTCCTTTAAGATATTCTCGGAGGGCATTCTGCCTTGCTTCTTAAAATATTTTGATATACCCTCGAAGATAAGGGAGTGTTCTATGAGAACCAGGTAATTGGATTTAATCCTTTTGAGTACTAATCCCCCTTCCTTATCTTTTAAAACAAACCTGAGTATCTCGAATTGAAACTCGGGAGAAAAACTGAACTTGATGTTGTCTTTAAATTTCTTCATATCTATATTGCAATATTATATAAACTAATAGATTTTGATAGTACCGAGATAGTTCTGAGCATGTTGACATCTATCTAGAAACTACTAATCCACTACCTTAAGCTCCAGATTATTTAATATTATTATTTTATATAAGAAAAAATACTTATATTTGCATAACGAATATTTAAAAACATGGGAAAAAGTAAAGGAAATAATGGCTCAGAGCTTCATAGATTAAAACCTATGCAGGAATATGATGAAGCTACATTCAACAGACTTTATAAAGTCTGTAAGCCAGTAATCAGAAATCTTACCCGTCAGATTGATTATAAACGGTTTAATCTTACACCGGATATTATCCAATCTTATTTCTGGGATAAGATGTTATTTGTTTTCAACAAATACTATGGTGAATGTACTGAAGAACATCTTAAAGCAAGAATCCTTGCATCACTTAGTACATTCAAAAATAAATTGCTTCGTTCTGCATACGGAGAACAGGCAGAGTATAATCAAAGCCTCTTTAAACTCGATGACTTATTCGATAATGACAAAGAATTAGAGGATGATACCGAAGAAGAGAAAGCTAAATCAGAAATGCTTGATATGATGTATACTTATATGAAGGATAAGCTTTCTCCAGATGCCTATCTTTTGTTTGAGGTATTAATTACTCCTCCCCCTTTTATCAAGGAAAGGCTTGAAAATAGTACTCGAATAACTAATATAATGATTATCGAATTTTTCGAAATGCCTAAGACTAATGAATCTATGAGATATATATCAGAACTTAGACAAGATATACAATATTGGGAAGACCGAGCTAAAGAAGAACTTAAGTATTAACACAAAAGAAAAGGGGCGTTTCCCAACGCCCCCTCCCTAATTGATTTTTACTACGCAAAACACAGATTGTAAACAAATGTTTACTCTTAAACAATACAAATAATACACATGAGTTTTAATACTACTAAATAACTAATAACAACTTTATGATGATATCTTTTGGATATATCGTAATGTAATAGTCGGTGGCAATTTTTCAATATCCAAAGTTTCTACCGAAGTTTCTTGTAAGAAAGATTCCCCTAATAGGTTCCAGCTTACTACGATAGCACCATCTTGAATACCCTTGGTAGGAGTTCCTCTACCGAAATCTCCATTCAATCCCGTCTCCCTGTTAAAGAAAGATTGAGGACGAACGTTCTCCCAGTTATTGGCATCATCTTGTTTACCTTTAGATACACCAAGAGCATGCCTATGCTTAGGAAGGTCATCACCTTTAATTGAGATTAAGAAGTTACCCTTAGTTGGTGTATAGTAATCTCCAACATTCTGTAACATTACTTCATCCCCAATTTGAACACCTCCAGCTTGGTAACCAATAACTATTCTACCAGCTGCCTTAGTATATTCTGCCCAACCATCGGGTATTACATCGGTTTCCCAAAGAATAATAGAACCGATTGGTAAGTTAGCAGTACTCAGAGATTCAGAGAATTCTTTTCTGATAGCCTCAATTTGACTATCAATGTATTGCTTGATATTTAACTTAGTACCCGATTCATCTACTACTGGAAAGCCTGAATTTATCTGTTCTACTCTTTTCACTGATTCCCTCATCATACTCTGAGCAGCAGTAGTATAAGGGATTTCTTGAAACTTACCTTGATAGGGTACGATAGCAAAGTTCTCATTTCGTTTGGTCATTGCATCAGTACCCTTACCATATACTCCGATAAGAACAACGGAAGTTTTATTATTAGAGTAATAAGGGCAAGCACTCTCTACCATCTCTAGAAGATTGCTATAGGTCATATCGTAATTAGAATATACATCATTATTAATGATATCCGGTGTACGATTCTCTTCGGCAATCGGATAATAAATATCCAGAGACTTTTTAAACAAGGTGTAGAAGCTTTCGGAGGATTCATTCCAATAAGCTACAAAGTCTACTGGGTTATCTACAGGTTCGGAGATAGTAGTGTGTACTGCAAAGAGTAATACCTCTTCCGTTGAACCTTGGGTACCTTGGATGTTCTCAATGGTAATAGTTTGTTCATCAGATATAAATACATACCCATCCCTTGAAATACACCCAAAGTTTACATCTGGCAATTCTCCATCTTCTGAAGCCTTTGCCATATACCTTGCCATAATCCTATCCTTGATTACATTGGCATACTTACTTCCAGCAACTCCCTGAGGAGATACCACTAACTTGTTACCATTTATGGTAGCTGAGCCAAATCCACAGAATGGTCCTAAACCAGAAGGAGCAGCAATTGCCTCTGCTGCTTCCTTTGATTTAATAATACCTTCATACTTAAAGTACGTCTTCATTGTCCTTAGTATTTTTAAATTGATTTTTCTGTTCTGACATGTCTTTAAATGCTTCACCTACATCCTTGAACTTGAGGGTTAACAATTTAAAGAGTATTCTCCATATACCGTACCGTTTCTTAATACCATGTATTTCACAGATGTGTCCATATATACTATCTACTTCGAAACAGTAGCATATTACCATAACCGTTATTGATACCACTATTGGGTTCATCCCATAGGGTTCCCCAATAGCTTTACCAAGTACAGCACCAAGTAGAACATAACAGATATAATCTACTATTTTGTTTAGAGTTCTTCTTCCAGCTCTAGATTTTCGAATTTCGATTTTCTGTAACCTACTTGCCGATAACCCAAACCATAAATCTGATAGGATTAGAATTATTGCAAGAATTATCATCCATCTCAAATCATACAAGATTTGTGTACACTCTCCCAATATACCCACAGTGAATGTCTTGAATAAAGACTGAGTTGTGGTCTCTGTTATTCTATCGATTGTTGAATTTATCATTGTTCTACTATTTGCCAAGATTGATTACTGTAAGTTGTAATGGTAAATGTTTTCTCTGAGAGGTCATCATGTTCCCATTCTAACTTTTGAGGACTAACACTTAAAAGGTCTGCATCTACTACGGTGAACTTAGTTCTCTTCGAAGTATCTACCACTGATTCAAAGATATATTCACCAGCTTGTGCAGTTACAAATTCATAACCAGCACCACCTGCGTCATAAGTAGTTACTTTACCAACTTCCCTTATTCGACTATCGAAGTCAGGTTTATTAGAAGTACACTTGATTAAAGTAGATACTTGTTTAACATTCCCCTTTAATTCTGCATAAGTGGGAGTACAAGAAATCTCGATGATTGTAGGATAATCTTCCAGTATTACTTGACATCTTAATGAAGAACCATCATCTGCCACAAAGGTATAAGTCCCAGCCTTGGTAAGAACAATTTCCTCATTAAGGTTATAGGTTTCCCCGTTCTCATCACAGGTAGCAGTACCACTTACATTGACCCCATTTTTCATTTCCTCAAGATGGAACTTACAAGCAGACTTCTCATCCAGTAATTGGTATACTGCATAAGTATCATCTATCTGGTCTTCTGGTAATGCCCAGTTGGGTTCTTTCCAATGACTGTCTGTAGCATCCGAAGGTACTATCTTTAATTTATTCTGATATACTACTGGAGAGTTATTAACTACCAAAGTAGTCTTAGCAGTAGGATAAGCTACAGACTGGAAGGTATAAGTCCCTGCCCTATTTGCAGTATATACATAACCATTCTGAGCATTAAAGGTTTCCCCAGTTTCAATTACCCTTACTCTGTAATCATCCCCATTACCAGAAATACGTTGTATCTTTACTGTAGCTTTTGCAGAGCCATTGAATAATGTGACTGTTGGTGGGCTAACAGTAATTCTATATACTGCAGTCTTACCAGATACTACTTCGAATATACCCACACCTTCATCGGTTTCCCTTTTATCCAGTGTACATTTAAACTTATAAGTACCATAACTATTAGCAGTAAACTTATCACCGTTCTTAAACAACTTGGTATCACCGATTAACCTACAGTATAGTTCACCAGTAAATGATTCTGGGTAATTCGATTCGATGGTAAGAGTGGTAGTAGCATCCTTGATACTTTGCTTATCCCCAACTCTAAATTCAGAAGGTGTACATCTTACCTTATATGTAATCTCTTCTCGAGTTACAACAAATGAAGTTTGCTTTACTGGGAACTCTACAATCTCAAAGATGTAGGTACCAGGCTCTGAAAATTCCCAAGTTGAGCCAGAGACTTTCACTATATCAGTACCGGATAATCGTACATTACAGGTTTTCACGGTACCCTTATAGGATACGTTTGCCCTTACTACTGTACTTACTTTTAGGTTAGTAGGAGTTATCTTTCCAGTAATAGGGTCACAAGTAATAGAATATACTCGATTATAAGATTCTTGATTAACCGTGATTTGAGTTACCTTAGTAGGGTCTCCCACACTTCTAAAATAATAAGTACCTGCTCTGGGTATATTAAAAATGGAACCACTTTCGTGTTTAGTGTAACCCCAATTTATATTATCACTGGATATCTGATATCTTAGGTCGGCATTTATCCAATCTGAAGTTACAGTTACCTTTACCGGTACTTCATATACCTCTGAAGTAATAAGATTGGGTTGGTCCGGATTTACTAACTCAGCTTTAATTGTATACCCATCATTTACGGTAAACCCATATTGAATATCGAAAGATACATGATAGGGTATGAATCTTTTAAAGAAAGCCTCTACGGCTTCTCTAAATTTTCTGAAAGCTGCCGAGTTCGAAGTATATCCATGACCGGTAAGTCTAAAGGTTACCGGTATACATTGAGAACAATCGAAAGTATTATCATAGGTATACTTATCGTCATAATGGTAATACTGGTCAAAGTGCGGATTACCTTTTACCCAACCATCATAACTATCAGCCTTTGCAGGGTCAGTTACTACGCAGGTTAACCCATACAGCCTCATCATTATTTCGAAGAACTCAGAGGTACCTCTTATTTTAAAAAGAGATATCGAATACTTCAGGATGTTTCTTACTTGAGTACTGGTTAAAGTAAAGGGTCCCTCCTTTGGTATTATCCAAAGCTTAGATAACTCTTGGAGTTTATCATCGGAGTAGAACCCATTAAAGTACTCTGCCCATTTCTGTGCATCTATAGTGTTCCCATAAGCAAAGGGCATTTCTCCGAGGAATTGCCAAAGGAAATTGAGATACATATCCGGAGCCTTATCTATATCAATAATGTCTAAGATATTCTCAATATCCTTTGTAATGTAATCTTCAAAATGCTCTCCACAAATTTCTAGAAACCTCTCTAAGATGCCTTTGCCATTTACCTTATAGGTATCTTGAGCTTTATACTCGAATGGCAAAAAGTCGATTAGATTTTTGAGGTTTATCATTATACAATTTCTTTTACGGTTAAAGTCAATTGTGAAGCGTTTTCAAATACTGGTAAATTAAAACCGGGGTCTTCATAGTCATGGTTAGGTTCTGATACCGTAATAGAATATCTGTAACCAGACTGATAGCTATTGTTCTGAATATCCAAAGAGAAGTCAAAACCATTAGCCTTATCTATTACCTGTATAGAATTACCTACAGTACCAGTAGCCATATACCCATTTGATACAGAACGTACAGTAAAAGTAGTGGATGAATTGAAGGTAATATAGTAAGTCATAGACCCTTTAGCCTTATTCAATTTAAACTGACCCAAGTTCAATTCTTTATTACCATAGATGGTAGTAGGCCAAGGTTTAATATAGAATTTAGTAAGGTGAAGGTAATCTACTGTTGATAAGTTATCTATTAAGGCATAGATATCTGATAACCTTACGCTTCCACCTATCTGAGCTTGCTCTGGAGAATAGGCATTGTATAATGCTGTAAGAATTTGAGTTTGTATCTCTGCAGTCTTATAAGACTTCTTACCGGTAACATCCATCTCTAGAATAATCTGAACCTTGCCTGCAGATTTAACCTTCAACCAAGTAGTCATAGGAGCCCTTTGGGATAATAAATTATATACCCTATTAATTAATTCAGAAGAAGCAACTGCTCCACCATCTGGGCTAATATATACGGTAAGCTTTCTACCGCATTCATAATCGGCTTTAGCTTTATTTACCCCATCAACTAACATAGCTAAACTTTCGAAATCCTCTTTGGTAATTGCTACTCCCAAAGTCTTTACACTCAAAGGTATATGTTCTTTGAGCATTGTAAAGTTTTCATAGTTTGAACCACCTCCAGCATCATAAGCATTACTTACAGTAGCATCCGTAATTGAGGAAGATATTACTGAAGGTACAGAAGTAATAGTATTACTCTTTACATTACCCTGAGTACCATTGGTTAAGTAGAATACCACATTGGTTATTTTTGCTCCTGCTGCAGGCTTCTTACCAAAGGTACCATCTCCAAACATTATATAAGGATTGAGTGCCTCATCTACTGAAACCATGAAATGCTTATCTGTGGGTTTGGATTTTGCAAATGTATCTACTAATACCCAAGTTTCCCCACCTATCTGTAATGACATAGAGCCTTGTTCATAATACTTACCATTGGGTAGAGTACCAAGATGAATTATAACTCTATCTCCAGTGGGTATTACCATATTATTGAGAGCGCTTGCAGTATACTTCTCATGTTGTATAATTGGTACTTTACAAGTGGTTACATTTGAATACCAAGTTACGTCTCTGGCAGATAACCAAGAATTACCACTAGAATCTGTAAATAAAGTTCCTTGAGGTATAGTTAATTTAGCTCCGATAGAATTACCAGTAATACTTCTGGATAAGATTACATCTACTGTAGCAGCAATTGCTGCTCGAGCATGGTAATCTACCAAAGCCCCATGTTTAACTACCGAATCATACCTTCTTGCCGTAGATAGGAAAGTTTCCCTTGCCATGTTATCTACATAGTAGTGAAGTACTTCGGCAATTGCCGCAAACAATGAGAGGATGATAATTAAGATATTCCCCTCCGAATAATCCGTTATGAGTTTCTGACCTTGAGGGTCTTTGAGTCCCATAAGGGATTCAACCAGCTTGGCCTTAATCTGTTGATAAGACCTCTGGTATGGGTTAAGCCATTTATTTGTGATTCCCATATTATTGTGTATTTAATGAATTATCCGACCGGTCATAGGTGATATCGAGGTACTGACTAGAATTTGTTCCATTTACTACATAGGTTACTTCTATGTGTATTTTTGCATCAACTCTAGTAACTGTGATATTTTGGAAGGTTATCCTTTGTTCCCAAGCACCTATGGCTTGTTTTAAAAACTCTTTAATTATAAAACTTAGGGCTTGTGAGTTTGGTTCCTCAATACATTGCCATAGTTTACTACCAAAGTTTTCCTGTCGAAATCTCTGGCCTATCATGTAGTATAATATCGAACTTATATTATCTCTGATAAGTTTAAAATCTCCATTTACTGGGTACCAACCTCTTTCACCCTTTTCATTAGTTGTAAGTTGGATAGGGTAAGTTACACCTATACCAACTAAGTCTGTAAAGTAATTCTTTTCCATTAGTGTATGCAGGTTTTATCTTCATAATCGTCTACAACGAATTGTGAGAAAGGTTTAATTACTTGAGTTACTGTAGGACCCGAAGAACCTGGTCCAGTAGTTACACCTGAGTGTACATGAGAATTGAACATACTACGAAGTTGTTCTAGTTCTTTAATGGTTTGGTTTAATTTTTCGGTTAATTGAAAAATATTGATTACTCCACCATTTTCTCCAGTATTAAGTATCACGGAATCACCAGAAGATATGTTTATATCCCCATCAGCATTTATTACTATCTCTTTCTCCGAACGAACATTTACAGGTCCATTGAAATGTAAATTGAGTTCTCCGTTATCATCATCTATTACTATTAAGTTTCCTTCGGGAGTAACTATCCCCATTTTATTGGGACCATCCAGAGGTTGGGGTATTTGACTCATTCCCCAACCATGGTATTCCCAGAGAGGTTTAGTTGGGTCCCCAAATTCAAAAGTAACAAATACCGTATCTCCCACTTTAGGGGCTAAGAATTTGAAACCAGAACTAATTGAACCATGTTGTCCTTTAGGATATGCCCAAGCAAATACTCCACCCATTACCTCTGGAACACATACCTTTACCCTGTTCATATGTTTCTCTACATCGTTATTATCAATAACAATGCCACGATAAACAGAGTAATACCGACCAAGACCCTCTAAGCCTTCGTCGGTTATTATCTTTGCTGTTTCGTAACTCATACCCTTATTTTTCTACATAGATTTGACTTGCAATTCGCTTATGCCTTTTAGCTATGTCTCGGTATACTCGATTAGCTATGGCCATATAATTAAACTTAACCCCATAATCTTCAGGCACTTGGATTTGTTTAACTGATATCTTACCAGGAATTAACTTACCCTTAGAGGTAACTGTATTACCTGTAGATAACACTATACCCTCTGCCAAGGCTTGGGGATTATCGGCATTTACTTCCGTATAATAAGCTTTCTTTCTAATGAACTCAGCTTGACCCTTGATATCAATTATGTCTCCCTTATCATTCAAGAAATGCTCATTGTAATATACCTTCTCATTATAAGTAAAGTTAAGATTAAGATTCTGAGAAGTACTTAGGGCTTTTTTATCTTGCCCCTTTTTAGTTTTAGCATTAGCTTTAGCATCATTAGCTACAATGTTTTGAGTAGATAAATCAGTTTTAGAAGTTACAGAGCCAGACTTGGAATTGTTCTTTACTAATTCCATATTAGTTATATACCCTTGACCAGCGTCCATAGAATGAGTACATTGTTTTATATACCAAAGCCCTGACCAACGTTTTCCTACGTTATCTATACGGATTATTTGAGAAGTTGCTAGCATAGGTCTACCTACTACCTGAAGTTGACATACTAACCTTTTCTCAGTTTGCTTTAAACCCCCATTGGCATTAGCATTAGCTGCCCAAGCATACTTATCGGCACCACCGTATCTACTAAATAAATTATGGTAAAGTTTATAAAGAGGTACCTTGAGATTTACCCTTTTCATATGTCTTACCTTAACCCTCTTACCATATTGACCTTGACCATAACCCTTAGTAGTATCAACTTCCATATCGGATAATACTTCAGTATAGGGGTCTTTCTTTAAAGCTTCGAAACCTCTCTCTGAAGCAGGTAATATTCCAGCTTGAAAATTGATACCAGAAGCTATACCCGCTCCTGCTTGTTTAGAGGTATAACCCTCTGGGTCATAATCTAAGGGGTCTACATACTCTTCTACCATAAATTCCATACCATCTTCATCTTCGAAAAGATACATTTCGCATTCTAATAGCTTCTTAAGATTAGCTTCTAATTCTTTACCATTCTTAGAATTTCTTAACACTTGTTTAAGGGCATTCTTCTTATCGTCAGGTAACTCATTAGCTGCTTGATTAATGGTAGCTCGTACTTCTTCGGTAGACATTTCATCGAATTTTCTTTGCTTACCTGCTTCATAAGCACCTACTGGACCAACTGCTTCATATTCCTCTACCCGCTTTTTATATTCTGCAGTTTTTTCCATGTTATACTGAAGCTGAGTGTCCCAAGCATCCATTACCTCTGTAGGAGTAGTAGGATGACTTCTATAATCTTCAAACCCATTGCCAGTAATATTAGACACCATAAGGTTATCTACCTGAGCCACATGAGGTCTTAAAGCTAATGGAGGCTTATCCTCTGGCTCGTTTATATTAGTTGATAATACAGATAAATCTTTACTATCTGGGTCTAGAGATGGAGCTAATACTGCTTTAACTCTTTTAGTTATTTTCTGAGTAGCAAAAGATACTCTAAGTACTTCCCCATTCTCTCCTTGATATGTATAAGTACATACCGGTTCTTCATGGAATTTCCGATTATGTATATAGATAACACCATCCCTTGAATCCACATACCATGGTCCATTAGTGTACCCTTTCATCTTCTGTTCTAATTGAACTAAGACGTTCTTGCCCACCAATCCAAAGTCACTATCAATTAAAGCTTTCAAATCTTCGGGCATAGCTACTTCAGCTATCCCACTGTATTTGTTAGCATAGAGTACTTTACCAGTAGTAGTACGGGTATTCTCTGTGGGTACCTGTAGTGACTCGTATACTTTATTACTTATTATCTGTTGTTCCATTACTGAAATATTTCTATGATTACACCAGTAGCATTCCCACAGCCATTGTCTAAATAGGTAGATAATTTATAGCCTTCCATATCCGAATGAACATAAGCAGGTTGATATCTTAAATCTCCCGAAGAATCAATGCACTTAATAGTTACATGAGTACCTGTAGAATCAAATACGGCTTCGAATTCCCTTACCTTAATTATTTTTATGGGCCCAGATATAAATTGGCCATCAGGGTATATATATCCCCATTGAAGACAAATGTTTTGGTTCTCTTGAATCTCGGCAATATCTACAGTATCAGGATTACCCGTATCGAAAGTAATAGTAGCCAAGTTTTCTTTCTCTTCATCGTATCTATAACTCCAGGTACTTATATACGCTCCAAGGGGTATACCTGTAATAGGATTCATTATAGGCATACCTCCAAAATTGAAAAGGGCCAAATATGGTTGGCCCATTCCCTTATACAATATAGGTTTCTGTTTAGCTGCCATAAGTCGGTATTCTTATTAGGGTTCCCATTTCTAATTCCTTAAAAGGATTCAGTATCTTATTAGCTTCAGCTATAATGTACCACTTACCAGAATCACCATAATACCTGAAAGCAATGTTTTGCAGAGTTTCCCCATCTTTAACGGTATGTTGAATATCGTTAGGGGATTCCGGTACTACTGGAGGTTTAGCTTCTAAGGAATAATCCCCATCGTTATACTTCAGAGCATAGGCATTATTGTATGGGCTAGCTCCCTTTAGGTATTGGTTAACATCAATCATATTTAATACCTCCTGTCTTTTTAAGTGAATCGGAATTTATAAAATCTCCATAGGATAAGTTATATGCACTTACTCTCTTGAAAATCAATTCTTGAGTTGCTGCTGCAGGCAATAACCTACCATTACCAAAAGTAGCTGGCTTTCCGGGTATCCTTATTCGATAACCGTTCTGAAAGTTCTTCAGAGTATAAGTTGCTGAGGTAAGGATATAATTGTGGTTATCGAATATACCAGAATCCCCCCACTCAATCTTAACAATCGGGGGAGCAGCCTGGTAGCCATTAGATTTAGACCATGCCTCTAATAACCTACATTTATTGATTACCTCTTCTGGATTTTCTGGGTCATTACAGTACCAAGACACATTGAATTGAATAATGTCTTCAGCTCCAGTAAAGTGATACATTGGTACATTGCGACCCATTGATTTAATGGTGGCCCATGTGGTTTCTCCTCTAAAGTCTATTTCTGGAGGTCTATTCTGTAGGGTAATATATTGAGTGGGGTTAACAGTCATATTATATATCCTTACCTCATTCTGATATATAACATCTGCTTTAGCCTCGAAGTTTCTGTAATTAGTAGTATTCTTATTCCCCTTTGCTGGGTCTACTCCTTCACCTTCTTCTAACCTTGGGAATTGTAATTCCATTCTCCATTTAGCCTGGAGTTGTTTATTTAGAATAGGGTTCTTAGACGATATTTGAGCTTCTCCGATTACTCCATTGGGAGTATAGAGTTTACCCTTTTGAGCATCATCTTTGGGAAGAGTAGAAAGAGTTCGATTGAGTAATATCCGAGCTCTCCATAGTTTATTTAATGGACCCGTAAGAACACCTGCTGTATCTCTTGTAAGGTCATTGTACTTTTCAACAACCTTACCTGCTGCTTTATTTAATACTCTAGCCATAGTGTTTTAGTTTTATATTCCCATTACAAATGCAGCTCCAGTAAAATCTTGTTGAGAACCTGGAGCATAATCTCCAACTGCTTGACCATCTACTGAGATATTGATACGAGAATCTCTCATACCTTCTTTAATAGCTAACCTAACAGCATTAATAAATCTCTCTTCATTCTGGGCTCTAATGGTAGTTGGGTCTTCTTTCTCTTTATTCTGAGCTTCAGTATTCCTATCTACTGAATTACTAAGGTAACTAATACCCTCAATTAATAAAGGAAGACCTACAGTAATTGCTAATCCCCAGGGTCCACCGAGTAATCCCATAAGTCTACCACCTATAGATGTTAAACCTTTTATAGCACCTTGCCTAGCCACTTGACTACCAACTTGGGCACCTGCTCCAGCTAAAGCCCCTCCAGCTAAATTACCCGCCATAGTAGTTGCTAATGGTACTCCAGGATTTGGTGTCTTAACATATCTTCCGGTTTTAGTGTTATAAAATCTACCAGCAGAATTCATACCAATACCGCTTGACATCATTTGGAGTTGAACCATGGTTCTCATAAGGTTAACCATCCTTACCATGTGTGCTTCCATAATGGCAAACTGAGTATTAGTTTTTATTGCTGCAGCAGACATACCTTCAGTAGAAGCAGTAGCAATAGTTTGTAAATACCCAACAGACCTAATAATACCTCTTACAGTATTAAACCCTGCAACAATAGTACCTACTACTACTGCAGTAGCTCCTACCCTAAGACCAAAACCTCCAACCCAAGTTTCTGAGATAGAATTAATTACTTTGATTATAGAGTTACCCACATTTAGTACTGGGGTAAAGATTCTACCCAAAGCTGCACCTGCGGTAACTGTTAAGTTCTCTATACTTGATTCGAATTGGTCGATTACACCTGCATCGGTTTTAAGACGTTCTTCATTAATTCGATTTACTGCTCCCATGTTTTGATCATAGGTTGCAAGTATCTTACCCATCTTATCTCTACCAGAAGCAATATCTCTAAGTACTGGAAGCATACCACGATTACCACGAACACCAAAGATATTGAAGAAGGTTGGTGTTTCTATCCGTGAAGGTAAATCTACTGCGGCCTTAGCAAACTTCTGATAGATAGTGTAAAGGTCTATAAGGTTACCTTGAGCATCGAAGAATTCATCTGGGCTTAAGCCCAGGTCTGCTAAAGCGTTATAGCCTTTCTTTTTTTGATTAACAAGAGAGAGTTGTAAGTAACGAATCATATTAGCCAGAGAGGTACCTGCCATAGAACCCTGTATACCCATATCTCCCAATACACCAATAGCAGCAGCCGTTTGCCGAAGGTCTACTCCAGCAGTTGCCATATCTGCTCCTGCATAAGATATGGACTGGGCTAAGTCTGTCAAAGATATATTTGCATTAGTAACTGCAGTATATAAGTCATCGGTTACTCTAGCGGCTTCTCCCATTGGGATTTGGTACATTGACATGATATTAGTAATCAAGTCAGCTACACCACCTTTCTGTCCCACTGGCATTGTAAAGATTGAAGCCAGCTTAGATGCTGGCCCAATCATTTCTTTAATAGCATCGAATTTATTACCTGCCATAGCCAGGTATCTTTGTCCTGATGCAACATCCGAAGCAGTAAGAGGAGTTATCTCATTGACATCTTTTGCCAATTGTAACATTTCCCTTTGTTCTGCAATGGTAGCACCAGCAATTTTCGAAGCAGTCCAAACTTCATTCTGAACACCCGCAGAGTATTTATAGGCCCTTGCCATTCCCCCTACGAGCTGCATTCCGAAGTCCATTGTATTGGAAGCTGACATCTGTATACCTCTATTCCAGGTATTCATATCATTCATCATTGTTCTGAATGACCCAGATATCTTGCCAGCCTCTTGAGAGAATCGGTCTTTTAAAACCATGGCAACACCGACCTCTACTATACTCCTACTGGTATTCATAATTTATTTTCTTTTCTTTAGTTGTTTATAATATTGTTCGGCCATTTCCTTAAATATTTTCCTGATTCTATACGGAAGACGTAAAAAGCCGAAATAGTCTAAGGCTATCTCGGCTCTGGTGATATAAACAAAATCACTCTCTAACATTACTCTTCCGTCAGGTAGAAAAAATTGGGTGCCCAAACTATAGGATAAGTTCTTTCTTCTCCAGTTAAGGGATTAGTAATATGGGACTCTCCCTTAAAGATAGGGTCAATAGAGATTATATACTTTCTCATCTCAGCCATATCTTTTGCTGTAAATGGAGTAAAGTTTTCTACCTTCTCCCAATTACCGTCTACTTCTAAGTAAAGATTCCGACAAAGTAAGGGGGCATTCTTAGTTTGTTTATCCAAGGGTAACTTCATGAACTCCTGTTCTCCCTTACCAGTCATACAATCAAATTTGATTTTCTTGCCCGATGAAAGAAGATATTCATGACCGGTTAATTGAATACCCTTTGGATAATAAGGGATGGCATCTGGTTTTTCATCAAATACCCTATTATCAGTGGGTACTTCTGAATAATCGAAAAGGAACTCATGAAGGTCTTGGCCATAAGTAACTTTACCACCGTTCTCTTTACCCCAGTCATATTCAAATTCTACTTCCTCTCCCAATGAGAATATACGAGAATTGAAAATAATTGCATAGCGGTCATTGACTGGTAGATTGAGAGCATCATCAACGGTTAGCTTACCGTTAGGAGTGGCATTAGTTCTAATTACGATTGCTGCAATGAACTTGGTAAGGTTCATTAAAGTTTTCATGTCTGAAAGGTTACTGAGAATGTCTTCATCAGCTCCATTCTGTTCTCTAATTTCATATTCGAAACCAGAGGGTCCGGTAAATCTAAATGTTCTAAATTCCATAACTTTGATATATTTAATGTTTACAAATGTTCATAGTACTCCGTATAACAACAAGAAAGGGGTGAGCTCCTATCACAGGAATCCCACCCCTCCACCGAATCTTAGTGAAAATAGACTAAGGAATTAGTATTTGTCTGCAGTACCCACCGAGAACTCTATGGACTCTATGGTATTCTCTGAAGCCATTCTGTCCAAGTCTAAGCCGGTAATCTTACATGGCCATACCTCTTCGAAGACGTGGGTATTAAGAACCGAGACTCCATCTTCGGCAAGTTCATTTACAATAGCCGTTTCCCAATATTGGCTTGGTACTAAGCCACCACCAACTATGTGGTCTTGGCAAGCATAAAGCCAATCATGAAGCCATGTGTCTGAACCTGCAGTAGTCATAAGTTTCTCTACAATAAGGTTACCTATAGTAACCCTACCTGCAGTTTTAACGTCTCTATTGACGTCCCCATGAGCAACCTGGTCAATTTCAATATCTGGCAAAGTACAACTTTGGAATAGATAAGTATTGATAGGGTGTTTGGGGAACATGATGCTCCACAAGAATTTCTTCCGTGGATTTTTTACTTTTGCTCCCATCGTTATATGTTTATAGGTTATTACTTGTTTCTACAACTGATACAGCCTTAGAAGCTGCATCAATTACAATCTCCATAGTTACCTCTTGCATAGGAACTACATCCTTATACTTAAGGATAGCACGGTACTTACCTTGACGGGCATCTGATTCGTTATTTACGGAAAGATCATCCCAAGAAGTTGCATCCTGGTCACCCATCCAAGTATATTCTGTCATGGCATCTTCGTCTACCAAAGAATCTAACGTAGGTTTAACTTCCAACCAAATTCTTTTCCAAGTACTCCAAACATTGGGCTCTTCCAGGTATTTGTTAAGTACGGGACGAAGGAACTTCTTCAAATACAAATTCAATCTTACGATTGAAAGGAATCTTTCTGAATCCTGTTTTACCTGAGAAGAGAAGCAATGCCATAGCATGGTTTGTTTACCTGCATCGGGAGTATCTTTGATTACCATCTCATTGATATAATTCTGAGCAAGTGTGTTCAGTTCATTATATCGAGAAGGAGAACCATAATTTGGACATACGGGCCCAACTGCATCTCCAATAACTCCCCGGTTCATACCAGCAAAGGATTTCCAAGGACCGTATTGAGTAGCAGAAGCATCTCCCAAACCTGCAATGGTACCTACTACATCAGAATCTTGAAGATTGCCGTTCTCATTGTAGTACTTAAGGCCACCTCCAAAGTAAGCAATGTACTTAGAATTCCCCACGGTCCCCAGACAAGCCTGTACCCAAGTAACCTGAGCTTTATAGTCTCTTGGTTGAGTACCCTGAGTGTAATGGGTTAAGTATTTTGGGACTTCTATATACAGTACCCATTCCATTAATTCTTTTGCCATATCTGCAGCAGCCTTATATACCTTGAGTACGTCAGCATCAGTAGTAAGGTGTTGAGAGATATGGGAAATGAATAATTGGTAAAAGTCAGTGTAGTCCCTTACTAAATCCAATGAAGCGATCCATTCATCAGCAGTAGGGTTAGAACCAGCACTACCTACGGTACCGGTAAATAGTTTCTCGGTATCGGAAGGAGCTGCTCCCCCAACTGTTACAGTAACGGCATTTTTTGTACCATCTACACTATCGGTAAGCCATTTTATTAAGTTCTCAAAGGATGAACCAGCAACTACTACCGGTTTGATATACTCTGAGTTCTTAGCAAAGGCACTAAGAGCAAGGTAATCTACCGAAGTATTATTGTTATCATCGGCAGTTTTATAAGTTACTACCGGACCTTGTTCAAGTACCTGGCCATTGCCTGAATAGATTCTATAATACAAGGTATTGGATTGTTTATAGAAACCTACCTGGAAGGTATCAGTACTACCGATGGGGTCTCCATAACCTTTGGTTACCAATCCCAAACTATAAGTAGTTCCCCCAGAAGCAATGGTTATCAATGCTGCAGGAGTAGCAGGGTCTGGAGTAGCAGAAGCAGGTACTATACCTTCCTCTTCGGATTTAGCAACTGTTTTAGCTTTACCTGCAGTTGCAGCTACTGTACCTTGAGTAGCTCCCTTACCAAGCACTCGAATAACACGAAGCTTAGAACCACCTTGCAAAGCCTTTTCGATATTTGATACAGAACCATCGGGTACAATTTCAGAACCATAGATTCTTTGGAACTGAGGGAATGTAGAGATGATTTCTGATGGGTTATCATAAGGGCCCTTAGCAGTTCTAGCCAATACCAAAGAAACTCCTAACATAGGAGTAGTTTGAAGAACATTGTTGTTCTTAAACTTAAAATCAACATGAGGTGAAGTTGGCATAATTCTATTGTGATTAAAGTTAATTACTTGTTTAATTTATACCCTAGAGTATTGTACCTATACCTTATGTACTTTTAACTCTAACATTTCATTTTCATTTTGTTCTAACAACCCAATAAGAACTGAAATATCCTTAATTGGTGTAAGTGTCCCCTCTTCCAAAGCCTTCTCTGAAAGAATGCCATCTTTACACACATAGGTATATACCTTTTCAAGTATACCATGTTCTACATCAGGGTGGTCATAGTAATTACCAATTTCAATGAATAGGTTTCCGGTAGGTGCAAGCCTGCCCTTGTCCCATTCCTCTAAGTCATTGAAATAAGGTCTTACGTATCCTCTAGCAGGTAAGCCAGTATATAAAATTGTATGTAGCAATCTCATATCGGCTTGTGTTTGAGAAACTAGATGTACATCTATGGTGATATCTTTTGTTTCATAAGGAAACTCTGAAGCTTGGTAATTACCATCCTCAAGTTTATCACCAATGATGTATTTATTCACACCAATATCTCCAGCATAATAACCTTGTAGTTCTATGGTTATTCTTGGGAGAGTCTTTGGGCCTTTTACTTGATTATTCCCTATACCAAAAAGTGGTATAAACTTCTTCATACCTTTGATTGCCTCTTGAAATCTTTTTTCGTTTTCTTGAGACAAAGGTAAGAAGTCTTCTGGGTTTAAGGTAAGACCCATTTCTAACATTGTACTAAGTAGAGAGATATAAAAAGTTCTTTCTACTATTTCTTCTGAGTTTACCATTAAAGTCCTAATCTAATATTTAACTGAACACTTTGATTGCCATTGTCATTAATATAACCATTATAAGTTACCTGAATACCTCCAAAACCACTCATTATGGTTTGTAAATGACCAACACAATTTAATTCACTAACCCATTGAGTAGCAATATTTGAAGGATAATCGGTAAGCCATACTTTAAAGGGTATTGATTCAGAACCAATACCTCCAGGGAATTGACCCTCTATTGTCTTACTTATATCGGTTATCTTAAATTGTTTTACAAATTTAGCAACTTGAATACCGTTGATAAGGTAATACTGATAACCCTTTACATTACTAATCTGAGCAGTACTAGTATTTTGACCAAGGTTTGGGAATGGTATATTCGGAGTTGGTTCAAAGCCATACTTAGTAGTTCTAATACCTGGAGATTGAGTTATATTTAAAACTATCTCTGGGTTAGGTTCTTGCTGTGAGATAATCTTAACCGTAGTAGTTCTTTCTAATGGGTCATAGTTACTTGGGTTGTGATCTTGATTAGTAGATTTAGTTTTGATAATAAGCTTACCTGCAGCATTAGCTTCCCCAATTTCTTGGGTTACCTCTAACCAATCGGATGAGCTTTCTAATTTCCAATCTACAGCACGGTATTCATCTTGAGGCTCATTATTTATAAACTTCTGTTGGTAACTATATACCCCTATTTCTAGAGTCTCACCCCTTTTAGTACCATCGAAAGTATGGGAAGTAGTTTCCGGAGTGATACTAAAATAAGTTCCCCAGGTCTCTACTATTTTAGGAGCAGCCTTTTGTATCAGAGTTACTTCCCTTTCTACACCCTGAACTACTACCTTGAGGACCTGCTCTTTTAAGGTCTGTTCTGTATTTACTGCTTTCGGTTTTACACGAATGGTAGCAGTACCAGTTCCTGATAGTGAAGATATTTCAAAATCTACTGCCATTATATAATCCTCCTTATTTCTTTTCTAACTTCATTACGTATTTCCTTTTGTAAGGCAGCTTTTCCACCAGCAGCCTTAAATGCAGGAGCCCAGAGAGGACGAGGTGGTAAATTACCATCTCTACTACCATACTCTAACATGATAGCTATCTGATTCAAAGTTTTTCTTGAAGTCTTACCAGTATAAGTAATCTTCTTGATTCCAATTGGTAAACCAACGAAAGTTCTTTTCTTACCCTTTACTAAAGTAACTGACCTGGCATATTGTCCAGTAAGATTTAGCATGGTATGGTCCCCATACTTCTTTATGGTACCAGGAGCATGTGGTGGCCAAGATACTCCGGAACCTCTTGGAGGTACACCAGTATTCAAACTTCGTCTTACTATACGAAGAAGTTGATTACCAAACTTTTCTGTACCTTTCGCATAACCCTTAGTTAAGATACTTGGAGTTTTAGCAATCAACCTTTCTGCACGAGCTTGTTCTCGTTTATCTACGTATATTTCTAGAGGACCAATTGGAGTCGATAGTGTAATATTAACCGACTTACTTGGCATAATTCTTATTATTGTTTAGGTTTATCTAATCCCAATTCTTGAGCAATCCTTAATAAAAGGGTTTCTTGGTTAGTTAACCTCTCATTCATGGATAACTTAAATTCTTCGAAATCTGGAGCAGGATTACGAGGTGATTCTGAACGATTATTAATTAAACCAAGAATATTATCGCATTCAGAAACAACTGCCTCAAATTTGGCTTTGTTATTTAAAATATTTAAAGCATTCTGTTTCTGCATTGATACCTCATTAATGATATTATCGAGATTGGTCGTATAATAGGTACCATTATAAATACCTTCATTTACATTAGTTGGTAAATAAATGGTAATTTGAGATATTGAATCTTGTATCACTAATTCGATACTGTTAACAAAACCTTCTTTACCATTTGAGGCCATTGGTTTACTTTCGCCAACTTTTAAAACTCTTGCTTGGTCAAAGATTGGATAACCAGACCGACGATCTTTCTCTAAGGTGAAAATCATATCACCCTTTTGTACTTTCTGAAAAATCAATTCTTCCATAATCATTTTCTATTTATTAAGTTTAAACCGAATGATACTGCACCTGGATTCTTCTGCATGAAGTCTACCAGTTTTAGAAATTGATAGTATCCAAATTGATTAATGAGTACCTGAGCTTTGTTTGCTACTTCTTGAGCAACCTCTATATTTGGAGCAGGTAATGCTAGTTGTATCTTAAATTCTGTGAGTTGTTCTTGTTGTTCCATAATTCCTTAGTTAATGTGTTAAAACGAAAAAAGGAGTACACCTAAAATAGATGCACTCCTTTTTAGTCATCCCGGCAAATTAAAAATTACCGAGCCGGTATAGTTGTACCTTTTAAGGCAGCCACAACTTGATTGATAATGTTCTGGTCTCTCTGAGCATCTACTACTCGATTAAGGCGGGCAATCTCCTGGTCTTTTGCAGTATTCTCGATGAGACACTTGATTTCCTGTTGGCCCTTCTTGAGGTCACAGCAGCAACCATCGTTACAGCCTCTGTCCGCGATTACAATGCCATCGCCGGCACCTTTTACTTCTACTACTCCCATAATTGTAAGGTTTTAAAGATTAATACTTAGGTTAATTATACATTAAAATACAGAATGGTGTTGTATTTTTATTACCTCAAATTAAATACGTATTCATAAGTAATTGTTGCAGCATTCTGAATTATGTTGACTGTAAGCTCCCAACCGTCATCATCGTTTTCTGCTTGCCTTAATTTAATGGTACCTGACCTTGTTGATTCTACGGTATTCTCTGTTAAGGTTAAGGTTAACCCATAGTTTCCATTATCACTTGATAACGTTGTAATTGCTACATTTGTAACCCAACTTGGTTTTGAGGTTACAGTTAAAGCTAATGGGTATCTTGTACTTATTTCAGAACCGTTTATTACCTTAGTCTTAAAAGAATAAGCTACATCAACTGTAAAATTATTACCTCCCAAAGCTGATAATCCGGTTCTGGAAGTAGTTCTAGAACCAGTAGGGGAAGTAAATGCCAAGTAATACTTATAAGATACTGAAGTACCACCCTGAGTAATATCTACATAATCAGAAGCCCCATCATAGTTAGCAAAGACTCTAACGGTTCTAGAACTGGTACTACTGTTTGAAGAAGCAGTAAGGGTAGTCCCAGATAATGTAAAACCCGAAATACCATTGGTACTTAGGGAAGGATCTGCAGTATCATAGCCATCCCTTACTGTATAACCAGAAGTATAATTTGAATATCGATCTCTACTTGCACTTGGATATAAAGTTACACTCCCCCCAGTATTAGAAATAGTGTATGAACTAGCAGTTAGAGTTACAGACCATGAACCATAAGAATAGCTCAACCATTTATTTGCCTCTTGATATACAGGTATACTTACAGATTTAGTTTTACCATTGAGTGATAAAGTACCAGTAAGTGTACCTACTTGGGTTCTAGATTTTACGGTATCTTCCAGATTACTTGCACTAACTGCAGTACCATAACTAATACTAGCACCACTTGTAATCGTACCTCCTCCCGTTGTAGAACCATTCCATCCCCAGGTCTGGGAATAAGTTGGCAAAGTAGTAAATGAACTTCTTGTACCTCCACTTGCAGGTATATCTGTTACAGCTCCACCACTTGCAGTAATTTCACTATAAGTCTTATAACCTGCAGATTGAGAACAAGATATGGTTACTTTCTTATTGGTTTCTGCTTGGGTTAAAGTTACGGTACTACTACGAGTACTGGTAGAAGTATTATTACCCATAGTTACTGAAGTACCAGTACCGGATATACTTCCTCCATTAGCTCTAGTATAAGTTAAAGAAATTTGGTTACCATAATTATGGCCATTTCTTAATTCTTGCTTGTATGAAGTTACCGTGAAAGTTTTAGTACCTCCAGTTGCCCCAAAAGACATAGAAGTGGGGTTTACACTAAATCCATAACTCCAAGATTGAGATGCAGCAGCTTGAGTAAAGGTAGCAGAAACGGTTTTACCAGATTCATCTTGAGTATAAGTTCTAGTATGAGCTCTTGAAGATAGAGCTAAATTTTCGGTAGCAATAAACCCCATAGTATCAGTAGACCCCTTTAACCAATCTGGTAAAGTTGTTCCGGTATGACCCACTGTTACCGAAGAGCCTTGAGCTACCCCATCCCAATACTTTTGTTTAGTTGAAGTTAAACCTATTCTAGCAGGGGTTGATTCTCCACCTATGGCAGGAAAAGTAAAGGAAGTATTTATAGCTGTAAATGTATACTTATAAGTTACCCTATGAATATCTTCGAGTTTGACACATTCGTTGTTTCCATAGGAACTGGCATTGGATAACTCCAACCCCACATAATTTTCCCCTGTTCCTGTAGGGGAGAGTGCTAACAATTCAGCCTTGGTAGGACAGTCATTACCATCCTTACCAAGGCCTACTTTACTTTTGACAGCACTCCAGGTTGCTATCTCTCCCATAAGATTTATTTGTTTTTAAGTTCCTGAATCTCTGCCTTCAAAGCCTTGATTTCATCGTAGAGAAGTTTAACACCTTCGATTGCCAAGGTTGACATCTTGTGATATTTAACTTGTTTTACGAGTACGTATTCTTCCCCATTGATTTCCAAAGTTTCGAATTCCTCTGGATTAGGTACTGTAGATTTCTCTACTGGAACTTCCTCTACATATTTACCAAATCCCAATCCCTCAAGATTCTGAGCAATAGTTCCCTCGTCCTCTTTACCAAGCATTTCGAATGACTTAGTTGGTATCTGGCAAATCTGTTCCAGAGTATGATTCAAATCCTTAATGTTAGATTTGAGTCGAACATCTGAAGACTCTTTGAAGAAACCGGAAGGAGCAGTAGTCTTAGCAAATACTACCTGGTCGGTAGTTGCCAAACTCAATTGAGCTCTAGTTACTACGTGAGGATTATCTCTTCTACCAGCATGGCTATTAATAGAAGTCTGAGCAGCAGTACCTGCAGCCTTAGCATCGGCAATAGCAGCAGCCTGAGCAGTAGATACTGGCTTATCAGCATCAGAAGTATTATTAACATTACCCAATCCAACCTGAGTTTTAGTAACTGTATGAGGATTAGATTTATTGGCAATGTGATTATTTACCTTAGTTTCTAAGGCAGTTACATCTGAACCAGTATCGGCAATCAAATCGTCAACGTAAGTTTTCAATTCTGTACGAAGAGCATTGATGGCATTAGTTCTATTGGTAATCTCATTTGCCAACCCCTGTACGGTATTATCCAAGTTAGTCTTATCTGCTGCAGTCATTACACCTGCAGTAGTCTTAGTTGCTGCACTTATTGGTAGATAGACATCAGTTCCCTTGTTATAATCTTTCTCCGAAGAACCTTTTGATACTTCTCGATACTGGAATCTAATCTCTTCAGCCCTGTAATCTATAGGCTTTATAGTACTAATAATAGAGTTTGGTACGTTGTCAAGTCTTCTTGTATGTTCATTATCTTTTGCAACACGAGCCTCTTGTTCAGCTTCAATAGCATCTGGTAAGGTTTGATTAAGCTTTATTACACTATCGGCATCCATCAGACCAGCTTCTTGAGTAGTGGCTGGGGTTAGAGGGATTACCATCCCATCGGGTTTATCAATGTAATGCCCTTGACCATCCGTAGCAGAATAGTTACATAAGATAATAACATTACGCTTATTTTTGTTAGCTATTGAAACCTTACTAATTAAATTTTTAGGCATGCTAGATACCACATCCTCAAGATGCTTACCTCTACTACCTTCGAAAGCAGTACCTGCGATTTCCCCAATGATAAGAGACGAAGTATTACTGTCTACGAATTTAGTACCTGACCAACGGAATTGGTATGGAGGTTCACCATCGGCAACATTTATATAAATCTTACCAGATTCTCCAACTACGGGAGTTTGGTGACCTGCATCCGTATACAATTGAACATTAGTAAGACCTCCAGTGGGGCTTACATCATAGGTAGCATATACTTCAAGTACATCATCTACATATGAAGGCAAATGGTTAGCAGGTACTAACCCATTCCCATCCAATGGAGCAAAGCCATCAGCTTTACCTTTCGTAGCAACAAAGGCATCATGTTTAGCTTCTAGAGCATCAATATTTGCCTGCAACTTATTATCAAGTGCAGTATCTGCTGCTGTTCTATCAGAAATCTCTTTATCGATTCTTGCACCCAATGCAGTGTCGGCATCTGTACGAGCTTTTGCTTCATCAGCTACTGCTTTAGTGAACTTGGTATCAAGAGCAGTATCTGCATCTTTACGGTCTTGGATTTCTTTGTTCAGGGCAGCTGTAGATTCATTACCTAAAGCCTCGATTGCATCCTTGCGGTCTTGAACCTCTTGAGCAATAGCATCTGGTAAGGTCTCATCAAGATTTACCTTATCAGCAGCGGTCATTACACCGGCCTTTTCCTTAGTTGCCTTAGGTATGGAAATATTATCTGTCCCCTTCATTTCATAAATACCCGTCTCTTCATTCTTTACTGAAGGTTGAAAAACAAGGTCTACATGTTCCGCATAGGGTACTGAATTGCGATGATAACTTACAAACTCTGGAGGAAGAGAATCGAACAACTTCTTATCGGCAGCTGATTGTACACCAGCCTTTTCGGGAGTTGATGAAGGCAAAGTAATTGGGTTCTGAACTGTAGTACCATCTTCAACATTAGTCTTAGTAGCAGCAATTCCCACTGTGGTTTCGTTAGGAGTAACGGCACCCAAAGCAAAGTTAGCGGTATTGATTCTGTCCAATTCTACCTTATCTTTCGCAGTCATAGTACCAGCCTTATCTGCCGATACTACCGGTAAATCGAAAGTTTCAGTAGTGTCATCATTCAACCCATTGTCCTTAGTTAGGGTTACTGTAACCTTATCGGCATCGGATGCTGCTGAGATTTCTGTAATAGCATTGGGGTCTAAGCCATCAAGCTTAACCTTGTCTGCTGCAGACATAACTCCTGCAAGAGTTTGGGTAACGGGTAAAAGGTTTTTGGTTGCCTCTACCTCATCACCGTACTGGTTATTTTCCTGGTCCTTAGTAGAAGTTTTTACTTTGAATGTAAGTTGAGTATCATTACGAGTTATGGCACTTACATCCGTAACCATAGTATCAGGCAAAGCATCAGAGGTACCTTCTTCAGCTACCAGTCTTTCCTCATGGTCATTGGTAATTGACGTGAACTTGTTATCCAGAGCAGTATCTGCATCAGTCCTATCTTGGATTTCTTTATCAATACGAGCATTGATTTTCTTATCTTCTGCGATACGAGCAGCTTCCTCTGCATCGATATTATCTTGAAGAACTTTATCAGCAGCAATTCTTTCTTCTCTTTCCGTGTTGAGATCAGAGGTATTCTGGTCAATCTTTGCCTCCAATCGGATATCTTCAGATTTACGAGCAGCAATTTCACTTTCCAACAAATCCTTGATGGCCGTGTAATTACCATTAATGTTATCTTGAATACCCTGGATTAATTCCAAGTTACGTTGGATATTTGCCGAGTTCTGGTTTACCAAAGCATTGGTAGCATTCAGAGAAGTTAACAGCTCCGTACGAGTTTCAGTTACGAAAGTTCTCAACTCATTTACCGTAGTAGTAAGAGTATTACTTAAGTTAGTGAAAGTCTGTTGCAGAGTATTATCTCCTTGTTCACGCAGATTCTTTTCAGCTTCAAGCTTATTCTCCAACTCAGTAAGCTTAGCAGTCATAGTTGCTGCAAAGTTGGGATCATCACCGAGAGCCTTAGCAATCTCGGCCAAAGTATCAAGTACCTCTGGAGCAGAGCCAATAATCTTTTGGATAGCTGCCTCTACTTGTTCAGCACTCTGGAAATCTGAATCGTTTAATAACTCAGATACCTTAGTGATGTAATTTGCATGTTCTTCGATGCCATCCAACTTGGCATATAGCAAGTCAGTGAAGTCATTTGAAGAAAGTACTTTACCGTCTACCTTATCTACCTTCTTTCCATCCATTGCCTGGTCAGCAGCAATTCGATCTGCTTTTTCCTGAGCAATAGCATTATTAATAAGGGTATCTTGGTTAGCACGTTCTGTAGCTTCCTTATCGATATTATTCTGCAACTCGGTATCACCAGCTAAGCGGTCATTCTTTTCGGTAAGTATATTTTGGTTGATACCCGCCATATCATCTTTATGGTTCTGAAGGTTGGTATCAATCTTTGCCTCAAGTGAAGTCTCTTTGGCAATTGCTCGGTCTTTCTCTGCATTAATAGCAGTAGTATTAGCATTTACCTTTGCTTTTAATTCATTCATAGCATCGGTATTACCTGCCTCTAGAGAATCAATACGAGCTCCCAAAGCATTATCACCAGCAATACGGTTTTCCTTTTCTTGTTCAAGCTTAGTATTAAGGCTAGCTACCTCAGATTCCAAAGCCTGCTTAGTATTATCTAATTTAGCTGTGAACTCAGTACTCAGAGATTTATCGGCTGCAGTACGGTCTGCTACTTCTTTATCCAAATTTACCTGAAGAACTTGGTCTGCAGCTTTTCTTTCTACACTCTCAGTATTAAGGTCAATATTGAGGGTATCGATACGAGAACTCAAAGCACTGTCGGCATTCGTACGGTCAACGATTTCTTCGTTAATCATATCCTTAACTTCCTTGTAGTTATCACCTACAGTCTTAGTTAAGTTTGTGATTGCCTCTGAATTTCTTTCTATATTATGTTGATTAGTAGCGATTGCCGTAGTATTGGCATTTACCTGCTCAGTAAGCTCATTACGCAAAGTATTGATAGACTCTTGCATACTCAAAGCCAAGTCTGAGATACGCTGGTTAACGTTAGCCAGACTTTGAGTATATGCTTCATCAGCAGTCTTTCTTTCGGCAATCTCCTTATCCAAGTTAGCCTGAATTACTGCATCGGCATCTTTACGGTCTTGGATTTCCTTATTAAGGTTATCTCTTACAACTCCGAGTGCAGCATCTCCAGTAGCAGACTTATTGTCTACGTATTCTTTCAGTTTAGTTTCAAGGGCAGTATCTGCATCCTTACGAGCTTGAACTTCAGCAGCTACTTCAGCACTGTTTGCCTCATCCCCTGCAATACGGTCTTCGATTTCTTGGTTAACCTGTTCTGTAATTGCAGCCAACTTCCTAGTGATAGTAGTTGCAAAGTTGGGGTCATTTCCAAGGGCATCAGCAATTTCCTTAAGAGTATCAAGTACTTCAGGTGCTGAACCAATAATCTTTTGGATAGCCGCATTTACTTCCTCTTCAGTTTGGAAACCGGCATCATTGATAAGCTGAGAGAGATGGGTAATATAGTTTGCCTTTTCTTCGATGCCATCAAGTTTAGCTTTGAGGATATCAGTAAAGTCATTCTTGGTCAAAGAATAACCTTCACGTTTATCTACCTTCTTAGCATCAAGGTCTTTATCACCTTTTTCTCTAGCAGCAGCCTCGGCAGCAATAGCATTAAGCAATTGTTCTTTGTCTTCTACACCCTGCTCTTTTATATCCTCGATTTTGTGTTCGAGAACTAAATCCTGAGCAGCACGAGTAGTGGCCTCTGAATCTATATTGTTCTGTAATACCTGGTCTGCAGCAGTACGTGCTTGAGCTTCCTGGTCAATCTTACCTTGAAGAGCATTGTCTGCATTAGTACGGTCTGTTACCTCTTTAGAGATTTCGTTGTGAAGAACTTGGTCCTCAGAATGACGGTCTACCTTCTCTTGGTCAATCTTACCTTGAAGAGCTAAAGTATCAGCCTGGCGATTAGTGATTTCTTCATTAATCTTAGAATCCAGTACGGTATCTGCATTGGTACGATTTGCAGTTTCTTCAGCAATCTTTGCCTCGAGTGCAGCCTTATCATTGATATGAAGAGTCTTAAGGTTATTTACACTTTCCTTAATCTCATTATCGGCAGCGATACGTTCATCTTTTTCCTTTTGAATAAGGTCCTTGAGTTCTTTCTCAAGTTCACCATTATCTTGATTTACCTTGTCTTCAAGGTCTTTGATGTCTTCAGCATTCTTATCTACCTTCTTCTCAACTCGGTCGATTTCAGCTTTTAAGTCTGCCTTAACGGTATCAATCTTCTTATTGATTTGGTCTAACCCATATTCTAGGTTATCCTGAACTGCAGCTACTGCAGCACCCAGAGCAGCTTCGGCTTCCTTAGCACGATTAACCTCTTCGGTTAAAGCAGTACGAAGGTCGGTTAATTTATTAGTGATAGTAGTTGCAAAGTTGGGGTCATTACCCAATGCTTCTGCCAACTCTTTAAGAGTATCAAGGGCATCATCAGCACCATCAACCAAATCACTAATCATCTGTTTAACTTCTTCCTCAGTTTGATATTTCAAATCATTCTCAAGCTGAGAAACTTTAGTGATATAATTTGCATGTTCTTCGATGCCATCAAGTTTAGCCTTCAACTCATCTGTAAAATCATTTTTCGATAAGTCGTATCCTTCTTTCTTATCTACCTTATTCTTGATAGAAAGTACGAAGGCCCAGAACTCATTTATGGTTCCTCCAAAGCCAGCTTTAACAAAGTCATCATAGTAACCCTGTAATAATCGCTGGTCTATTTCTTCGCAGGTATAATACTTACTTACATACATATTTTATAAAATTTAAGGATTAATTACTGCACGTTGACGACCCAGTAAGAATTCCGAATCGATATCTCTGAATGGTTCTCCCTCTGAACCACAGAAGGCATTCATTGGTACATCCGGATTTTCTAGGTCTACATCTCCACCGTCCTCAATATCTCCCCGTATGCAAGCATAATCAGGAAGCCTATTTACACGGAACTTTATTACCTGGCCTATACCAGGATGAGGTATTATTTTATCCCAGATATCCCCGAAGTAATCTTGAAAGCAGGTGACAAATTTGTTTCCGGTCATCGATTGAAATGCCGTTACATCATTGCCATTACCTTTCATTTCAATATGAACTCCAGAGGTACCATTGAGGATAACCAGATTACTATCAAACCAAATTCCACTGTTTGTAGTAATTGGTGTCCACCTCAGTACTAACATCTTTGCCATATACTTTATTTTTATTCTACAAATTCAACTTTGGTATCTCGGTCTCTCTTTAGGATAATCATGAAAACTAAAGCCTCATCCTTTGCCTGAGCAGTCTGAGTATCTCCAGAAGGCTTATACGTTATACCATTAATTACAAACCTATCTTGTTCCCAATTAAAATCCCAATAACCCTCCGGTGTAAGGTAACCGATTTGTTCTATATAAGATTTAGAAATTAGTATTGATAAGTTTTCATCATCCAATTCTCCTGAGACTGTTGCCTTATTGATAGGCCAGTTTCTGAAAGCATTGTAGTAACATAATGCCTCGATTTGGATGTTATAATATTTAGGTATACTGTCTTCGGCATGACTGAGAAGCTGATTAACATGTTTGGCCCAAGTTATGGATTGTCTACCAGCATCCCAATCTAAGAAGTCAGTGATAATTTTCTTGTATCTATCCCAAGAGCGGTTCTTTACCATTCTCCAGGGTTCTTTTGTCATAACTTAGTTAGAATTGATTTCTTACCACCCTTCACTGGAGCACTTGGATTTGGCCCATCTAATACTCCAGGTTGCCTTCTGTTAACTACTTTGGGAACTACGGTTCTAAATACTTCATCACAGAATGGTAAGTAGATTTCCAATCGTGAAGCTAACATACAAAGGTTCTTCCTTAATTCATCTATTAATCCACCTGGTTGCATTGCTTGAGAAAGTGTTTTCCATAGGGAACTTGTAGCATCTGCCAAGGTATCATAATATTGCACTTCAGTAGGCCCAGTAGTGATTTGTTTAATCCTATCACCTCGGGCAAGTTCGGGTTTAGAAGTACCATCACCAGTTTGTTCTTTGGTAGAAGTTAATTGACTTAGATATTCTGAAGTACTTGTTAATAGATTAAGTATCTTCACATTGAGGAAGTCCCATGCTGCCAATTCCATTATTAATTGGTTTTCTAGTGCTTCATACCATAATTCATCAGTATACTTATCTGCAGGAATTTGGTGATTTACTAGAGGACCAATATAATATTGCCATTTGGTGATGTAGATAGATTTATCTTCCCTGGTCATTCCCTCTGATATCTCTGAAGGAATATAGTGGTCGATTAAGTTATATATTGTATCGGCTAATGCCGTATGACCATAATCACAAACTACCAGAGTCTTATCTACGGTGATATCTAAACCATTAGAGTTGGTTACATGTAGGGTTACTGTATAGAAACCGGGAGTTTCATAAGAATAGGAAACATGTCTTCCACCATTGAAAACCTCTCCCTTATCATCGCCAAAGTCCCAGTCAAAAATGGATTTGGCCGGGACTTTGGATATGACTCTGAATGAAACTTCCAGACCTGACGTAACGTACAAAAAGTCCAGATTGTTATTCATATTAGTCTGTCTTATGTAATTTTCATAGATTACCCTTTAGAAGAGGATTCGAATTCTTCCAGCAAAGCCTGAAGAATTGTTTCTACTGTATCATCTTTCTCGGCAACGATTTCATGAAGACCTGCTACCAGTTTCAGTTCTTCCAGGGAATAGCCCTTTGCAAGTTTTTCAAGAGTCATGCCTTTCTTGAACTGAGCATTCAGTCTCTTATCCAACTTTTCGATGTCGGCCTCTGAATACTTTTCGATTTCTGATTTATCAGCAATGATAATCAGATGGCCAGAGGCAATTGCCTTCTGAATCTTTGGTGCACGGAATTGACGACGAGAGAGTTCCTTGTCTTCTCCTCTACAAACGGTAATACCAGTTGATTGGTCATGAAAACTGTAAGCTCTTGGTCCCACAGTTACTGTATATTTATCTTTAGCCATATTTCCTAAGATTTAAAAATAATTAAAAAGAGAGGATAGGTCTTTTTAGTTACCTACCCTCTCAGGGAATTTATATAGATGAAACCGGACGTCCCTTATTATTCTAGGTTAACCATCAAATATGGGTCTACGTTCATGAACTCGGGGAAACCGAATTCTGAGAACTTCTTGTCAGCAGCCAGCAACAGAGTTGCATCCTGGTACATCTTAGAGAAGCCAGTAGTCAAGCTTGCATAGATTGCCTGAGTCTGGTTAGAAACGATTCTTTCAGATTCAAGCATCAACTGACGAGCAGTAAGCTTAATCAAGGCAGCAGATGTATCAATCAACAGCAACTGTTGGTCGGGTGTACCCGGGTGAATGTAGAAGTCAGCATTCTTGGGAACCGGAGACTTCACATTCAGTGTAGCTTCGGTAGTACCAGAGTGACGATCTTTGAATTCCGGCAAGTTCAGCATTTCGATTGCCTGGTCTTCACCACCAATCATAGTTTGGAAGTTACGTCCCATACGAGCAGCACGTACCCAAATATGCAGAAGGTCTTTGTAAGTGATACCGTTAGTTGTTTCGTATACACCGATTACCGGGGCAGACTCAGAGCCATCAGGGTTGTTACCATTGATAGCAACGTCCATAGCCAGAGTATCCAGAGCATAACCCAACTGAACACCAAAATCACGAAGGTAGATTCCCAAGACATCGAGTGAAACATAGTTACGAACTTCATCAGTAAGTTTGAAACCTTTTCCGATTTTGAAGAGGCTAACTGATTTCTGTCCGAAGCTAACATCACCCAATGGGATAGTTTCTGCCTCATTAACCTTTGCAGGGGCAGCATCCGACATGTTAACCATCGGCATGATTGCTTGTAAACCATTGATTGGTTGGTCAGATGCAATGATATTTGGATAGAACGGAGCCTGGCGCATACCCAATGTGATAGCAGCACGGATGATTTCCGGAACAATCCAACGAATATTCTGTTGGGGCATTGTAAAGATGTTCTGCATCGTGTCCACTTTTGGATTGATGCCCATCTTTTCAAAAAGTTCATCTTCTGAAATACCCCATTTACCGGTAACCAATTCTCCAAAAGTTACCTCTACAGGCTTCTTGTCCTGTGAACCGGAACGAACAGCTTCCAAGCTTCTTACCATTTCCGGCAGCTCATTCATAAAATCTTGAGCCTTCAACTTTGTAATATCTATTTTATTTTCCATAACTTCTTTTCTCTTATTTGATGAGTACTTGAATTACCTCATTTGCCTCTTCTGCTGGATTAAGGGCAATGAACTGGGTTGAAGTTGCTTGGTTAGCTTTTACGAATCTATCGTTAAGCAATTCTCCATCGGGAGTTACATAGCCAGCTTCGATATTTTCGTTTGATACCCAGTTACAAATCATGTAACCTTCCATAGCTACTGTTACCTCTACCGGGAAATTTCTTTGAGGTTGATAAGCAGGGTTAACGTTATCAGTTACTGCTACACCCAAATAAACTTGAGTAGCTGTATCAGTGCAAGGGTAAATCAAACCTTCTTCATTCAAAGCCACTGGCATACCCTGTACGATTTTCTCTCCAGCTTTAACATTGAAAGCCTGGTGCAATTTGTGTGACTCACTTTTGTAAATCACCGCTCTCGGGGTTCTTTCCCCAAAGAGAGTAAGTTGCTGAGGGTCGTTTACGATTTTAGTTTTTTCCATAACGCGGATTATTTATATTAGTTATTTGATTTTGTTTCGATACAAGTTATCAATTACATTCTTAGTACTCGGAGATTCTGAATTCCGTTGGGTATCAGTACCCTGGGTTCCAGTTTTACCCTCGGTATCATCCTCAGCAATTGAGGAAGCACGGTTGACGTCCTTAGAACCACATTTTGAGCAAGTGAGAGGGAACTTCTCTTCCAAGCGAGCTTGGTAATCCTTGGTCAAGGAAATAAGAGTAGTAATACCAGTAGTCTCGGCATTGAGCATCGTAACGATTGTCTCATCTACCTTATCACCCATCAACTTCTTGTAGGTTTCTACGGCATTTTCACGTAGAGAAGCAATGTGATTCTTTCCTACGGTTGCCATTTCCTTCAAGTTAGCTACTTCGGCATTCAAGTTGGTAATCTGTTCCGTAAAAGAAGTTTTCTCTGTAGTAAGATTATCTACCGAAGTTTGCAATTCGTTTCTGGATGATACCAAAGTCTGAATGCAGGCAATTACATTTTCCTGATTCATCTCTTTACCTTCTTCCAGGGTAAGCATGTTATCCCCAAAAAGGCTTTCAAGAAATTTTTGTAATTCGTTCATGTTATCTTTATTTGAATGATTATCATTGGCATCATTATCATTAAAAGAACCCCGAGTATCGTTCTTTTCTTGATATGATGTTAAATCTGATTTATAATCAGTAAAGAAGTATTGCTTCGATTTATCATCTCTGTATTCTTCATAAGATGCCCAAGTTCTTTTGGCAAAGGTTGGGTTAATGATTTTACCATCCGAACCAATTTTCTGGGCAAATGAATCAGCACCATGTGAAACTAGTGAGGTCTCAAGGTAACGAACAATTTCAGTAACAATTCTACGTACCATAACTCCCTTAGAGTCATAAGTACCCAGTTTCTGATAAAATTCATTATCTTCCATTTGGGGATGGGATTTATCCCACTTAAATTGTACAGTAACTGAATTACTATGAATTGAAGGAGGTTCCATAAGGATGCCTCTAGCAATTCTTGGGTTTGCCTTACCATCGATTTTCAGAATACCGTTGATACCAGCGGGTATAGTAAAGCTACCGTCTTTATAGGATTCCTGCCACATTACTTGTGATACAGCACCAATAGCATTACCGATGTTGGTTTCATGGTCACAGTTTACTGTTTGACCAAGCAACATCTTCATAGAAGCCTTTAGTACTCCGTTCTGTCCAAAGTCTGTCGGGTTCCAATTCTTAGATACAATCGTTTCTGAAAGTAATCTGAACATTGGTTCGATAAACTCTTCGTCCTTAGGAGTTAGTTCCGATTTGTCTAGGTTGGGATAGTAAGTATTATAATCTATATCCCCTCCCCAAAACCCAAATTGAGCAATGGAATCCGGTGTAGGATTTTTCCATTTGTAATAATTCTCTGAGAAAGCCTTGGCTCCCACTGCTTCTGGGATATACCCAGCCATAATGGTATGGCCTTGACCTATCACCATAGAATCAAGATGCTCTTTGTTTTTCTTTGTAAATTTACTCATCTTGCTTTAGTATTTTGGTCTCCTCGAGAAGGAGCCGGGTTATTCTTATCTCTTGACCTACGAGCAGATTGGTTTTTATCATCCTGCCTTTGTTTCTTCTTGGTACCTTCTTGTGGGTCTGTATTACCACCCTTAGCAAATTGGTCCTCAAGTGAAACTCTTGGTTCCTTTTCATCTGGTGAATCATAACCCATTGCCCAAGCATATTGCTCTTGGCTAATGATACCTGCCTTATACAATAAGTCAAGGTTCTGTATCTTATACTGAAGACCTTGTTGGATTTTAACTTCATCAGAAACTGTAGAAGTTCCCCAATCAATCTTCATTCCCTTATTATTAAATCCTGCCAGACGCAGTTCTAGAGAATAAAGTCGGTCCAATACATAAGCTACAAGCATTTGGATATTTTTTAACTGGCTAATCATCTTAGACAGCATTATACCAGTTGCACCTTCACCAGTAGTAGATGATACCCCAATGATAGAGCCATTAACTCCCAACCCATTTGCTACAGATTGTTGGTTCATATTCCAAGGCTTCTCGATATTACCGAGCTCCTTAGTAGTAGAATTTAGTTTGAATTCATGGTCATCTATGTAACCAGCAACTACTCCATCCTTCATACCCTCTTTAACATTACGTTTAAGGATATTAAGTTCATGGTATAATCGGGATTCATAAGCTTTTATACTCTCATTTGGTCTTTGTGGAGATTTCTGCATCTTAGCTTCTAAGAAACCAACCATACCACAAATCTCCATGATATGTTTGAAGTTAATCTTCATATCATTTTGTCCTTTGAGAGAATCTAATGCAGGCATAAATGGAGGAACTCCATAAGGTTCATCGGTATCATTGAACATACCAACATAGAAGTAGGTTTCTGGGTTAAGCTTAATGTAATCTTGTTGCTTAACAAAGAAATTTATATTCTTTTGGTAAGGAGCATACACCCCATTTAATTCACGTTTAAACTTGATGTGTTCTGGCTTAAGGAATAATACAGTAGCCAAACCATCAAGCTTATCATTTGGTACTCCTTCTACGGATATTGCCCCACTTACAAGAAGTTGAACAATCATTTTATTAACTAAACCATCTATACCAGCAGTATATCTGGTCCATCCCTTGGTGGCTTTCTTAAGATGTTCTCTCATCTTTGAAGCCTCTTCATCGGTATTATTAGGGAAAGTTACTGTATGACTGGTGTTAGCTAACTTAAACATATCTTGTAATGCAATGCCCATATCTGGATTTACTTTATATAAATCCCGAATTAAAGGTATCACATCAACACGAAAAGAGGGTTCAACTAATTTAGTCAACCCTTGTAATGATGTAATTAAGTTATCGCTATCATCGTCAACTGAAACCCTACCAGGTGAAATTGATGTGGCAGGCTTCTCCTCTTTATTAGAGGATGTACCATTCTTGGGAGGGTCCTTCTTACGTCCCCAACCCCAACTAAAATTGAAGTACTTTTTCATCTTGGTTGTACGATTACGTTAGTTTTTCCTTTCCTTATGTGATTACATATTGCTTTTCCAAAGATATCATCATCGGCATATACATCCCCTTCAAGGTCTACATCTACAGCTGAATTGTTAGCCCTATGTTTACCCATTGCAACAGGTCTACCTAAACCATCATAAATGAAGGTATAAGCTTCTTGTACAAAGAATGGGTCCTTAATGATTACGTGATCTAATCGAATATCTTCTTCCAAGTTTTCTATTATCACTGAACGATTCTTTTGGGTGGTTAACCAACCAGGGGATTTATCCATTTCAGGTCTACTTTTACCTTTTTTCTTTAGCATCTTCTGGTAGTAGTAAAGGTTAGGGTATCCTTCATCTTGAAGCTTAGAAGTTACTGATAAACCAACGTCATTGGATTCTGGAGCTATTACTGCCCAGTTAAACAACTTACCAGTATCACCAAGTAACTTAGCATAAGCTCCCACTGCCATTCTTCCCTTATATACTACTTGTTCTTCTCCTAGCTTATCCATACAAGTAAATGAAGAGTAGTCAGAAGCTCTACCAGTTGAAACGTCTGCACCAATGAAATATTCTTTATCTGATTCGGGTTCACAGAATTGTCGGTATTGACCATTAAATCTCTTCTTAATAACTGGGTAATCACTAAGGCAGTCTTCGATAGCTTTAATATCGGCTAAGTCGAAGACTGTATTACCAGATGATAAGAAGTCACCATCAATTTCTTGTGCAGTTCGTTTTGCTCCCAAAGCAGAAGACATTTGGTTATACCAATTGATATCTCGTTCTGGGTGCATTTGCCAGTATAATCGAATTGGGTTAAAAGGATTACCTCCTGCAATGGAATCTACCCAAGTTGAGTGATAGAAATTACCAACTCCATAGGGAGTGGAATTGACGATGGCAGCTCCACCAGTGGAAAGAGTAGGGAATGCAGCAGCCCAAATTTGAGCAGCCCATCTTACTACTGCTGCCTCGTCAATTACCAGAAGAGAAAGGGATTCCGAACGACCGGCTTCGGATGATGTCGGAATTGATTCAATAAATGACCCATTATCAAATTCTATCATGGAAGCAGAACCGTATTCTCCAGCTCTACCATTGATTATGGGAGTTTGAAGGTACCATGGAAGATTCTTGTACATGAACTTAATCTTCTTAAGCACCTTCTTAGCAGTTGTGTCTTTGATAGAGATGATGTTTATCTTTTTGTTGGGATGGTACATCGCCAACCAAAGACAGTACATAGAAATAAGTTCTGTAATCCCTGCCTGACGAAACTTAAGGATGATATTGAATCGTTGGGCAATGAAGTTGTAGAGAACCGATTTTTGAAATGGGTATAAATCGAATCTTACCTTTCCTCTTACTGGATGTATCACATAGCAAAAAAGGCTAAAAAAGAAAACATCACTAGAAACTCGGGATAGGTTTGATAGCTCTTCCCGAGTTAATGTAGTTCTAGTTTCTGAGATAGTCTTTGCCATTACTTAAAAGTTATACGTTATTTGAAATTCGATGTCAGTACCTATACCAGATTTTATCTTCGGGTAGTAAAAGGTATTGACTCCGAATTTGTAATTAAATCTCTTAGTCTTGATTGAAAGACCAGCTCCCATATCGAAGAAATTATTGAAAGGTCTGTATTTGCCATAGACGTATGGGCTAAGTGATAACCTTGCAACTTTCTTTCGAGTTAATTGACCTTCATACCAGTTGTAGTTGTACTTATCTAAGTCGATTGGGAATAGTCTAGTTGAATATGTGTTAGTCTCCTTATTGAACAGACTTAAGTTCAACTTATCTTTCTTCAAAACAATTTGAACCAGGGAATCTTGGTTACTGATAACTGGCTGCCTTAGCATGGAATCAGGAAAGAGAGTTGGCTGCTTATTATCATGAACTAAGATTTTACCTGGTTCAACTTTTTCTGAGTACTTCTTCTCTGGTTTGAAGGGTTTCTCTGTGTATACTGTATCTGGGATTTCATTGACCGCTAGTTCTAAGGAATCAACCTCTCGAGAAAGTTTGTAATTCCTGAAGCAAAGGTAAATAGTAAATCCTAGAAGTACAATGAACAAGGCCCTTTTTAAATTCTTCATGTTCAAAAATTTTAGGAAGTTCGCACGCTTTAATGATACTATCTATTCGGTAATCGCTAAGCGATTACCTTTATCGAACGAAGTGAGATAATATCCAAATATACTACTTACGATATGATATATGAATAGCTATATATACGCAGATAAATATATAGATATATATACGTAGTATATTATATATCTATATATTTCAAGGCACCTCAGAAACTTATATATAAGACTTTATATATAAAGCTGAAACTCAAGGTTCTTAGATATTTGCCTTTTTGAGGCATTTTTTGAACCAAATCCCTACCTCATAAACCGAACCCTTGGCAATTGTGTACCTTGCCTTGTTAAGCCAGTAATGGTAATCCTTAAAATCACCTTCGAAGGTATCACCATCTTTGTGAAGGTAAATTTCGAATTTATCGGGGAATCCCATAATTGCCTTGAAATCCTCTATTCCCAAAGGGTAGCCATCGGGTCTAAATTGCCTATCTGCAGGTCTGAGAGTTAAGGGGGGTTTATCATACTCCAATCGATACACTCCTGGAAGAGTACTCATCTTTGCAGTTTTGATAGGCCACTTCTTTTCATCCTTGAAATCCCTAACCCAGAGCCTATGTATCTTTGCTACTGTGAGATTCTTCTTCTCTGGAAGCTTTCGATAATCATACATTGCCAGAGTTTTACTCATAAACGGAATCTGGTTAGTATTATTTTTCTGAGAGAATGTGAGTGGTTTAAGTAGATTTCTAGTAGTTGTTGGAGTTTTTACTTGGAATACTTCATCAAAAGCATTCAAGTATTTCTTACCGGTCTTTTTATGTACTCCAATGATGAGTAAACGCTTCCTTGACTCCTGAGAGTTTCCGTAATCTAAAACTGACCTTTCGTGAAAAACTAATTTATAGTCTTTGAATGTTTCCTCAAAGAAATCCTTGGGAAGCAGTGTTAGCAGTCTTGGTAGATTTTCTATAAGAAATATCTTAGGTTTATACTTGAGTATTGATGCAATTACTAGATTAAGACTACGGTTATCTTTTGGATTGCCTAATTCTTTTACTTTAGATAACCTCATTACTGAGGCTGCTCCACAATCGGGGCTTGATATAATTATGTCTACTTTCTCATCGAATTCTTGTAAACAAAAGCCCTTATAGAACGGTATATCTCCAAAGTTTAATTTCCATTGTTCTTCGCCCGGAGTGTGGAATACTCCCCTTATCTCTATGTTCCCTAACAAATTTTTCTTAAAAGGGAACAGGAGTGCACCCTGTCCAGCGCACACTCCCAATACCCTTAGTTTTTTCATTTCTTGTAGCTTCTCAATTTAATGTACTTAATCCAAGCAAAGGGCTTACGGTCTTCCAAGTAACTCAGATTCTTATCATTGTTGTGAGCTTCTTCTTCGAAACTTACATCATGATATCTTTCATTCTGTTTATTCCACTTGGCAAAGCACAGGATAATTAGGTATTCGATAACATACCAAAGGTAGAAGAATCCAAAAGTCAGAGCCACTACCCACCAAAAGGATATACCAAATGATAACCAGAGTATGATACCAAGTACTAAACCCACTATACTACATTCAATCTGTTGTACCTGATGAATACACTCATGATTGATATCATCAGGTTTACACTCTTCTACTTTGTGTTTAAAGAATGAATTATACACCAGAGTAATGGCTTTGTAACTGGGGAAAAGAAATACTTTTGCTACCCAGCTGTTAAAATGACATCTTTTCATAATTTACCTTTAAAGTTTTCGTAAGCATTTCTTAGTTTTTGGTCGTAGGCATTCTGGGCATACCCGGGACCATTATACTTCTTGGCAAAGCCAGCCCAGTCCTTTTCTTTGAGATTACTCAAACAACCAGAGTTTTTCATGAAATAATACATGAGTTCTAGTTGATTTGCATGAGATTCTGACATCTTATGAACGAATTCGAAGACATCTTTACATTCACAGAGGTTGTGATTGAACCCACAAATCTGGAACATACCCCAACTTGCAGACTTCAATGCACATTCTTCGTCAATTTCTTTGGCTAATTCGAGTCTTTTGTACTCGTGTACACCTCCAAAGTACTTCGATTTATCCCATTTAGGGAAGAAAATCGTAGAATATCTCTTACAAAGGTAAGCTAAATCTCTGTCAGGGAATTTCTTATGTACTTCTTTGTACATAATGTGACCCTCAAAGAGAATTTGAGGCCTACCATCAGCTAAAAACCCATCTCTACCTGCTGCTTCTACCAATTGAACAGCCTTCAATAGAGCAGGTTCTAGACCTAAGCGAATAGCAAGGTCTTTAATCATTTCATTTGTTAGTTTATCCATAACTTATCAGTTTTAATGGTTCAATTTTAGTAACAAAAGTATTGCTTATAACCCATTTTCAATATGTTTAGGGGTTCTATTATCATATATAACTTATAAAATAATGCAATATGGACAAGAAAAATGAGTGCCAGATATGTGGCAAACCAATTAATTTAGAGGAATTCGATGAAACTAGAGAGATTCCCCAACTTATGGCAAGAAAACAAATTTGTTTTCAATGTGCTTTTTGGTCTAATCGATTAGCTTATGATAAAGAACTTGAAAAAGAGAAGAAAATTGCCGTAATTACTCCCGATTATTCCCATTGGATAACTAGAATACCGGGAAGTATTTTAATGGTACCTTCTGCTTTTGGGGGAATTTACCAAACTAAACTCCAACCAGTCAACACTCTTGGTGTTATAGATGAAGATAAAGAGAAACTTTTCATCATCCGTTATAATAACATCACTCACCAGGGCACTATACCAGAGCATCTAAGAGATGCTTTTAAAGTAAACGGAGTAATTCTATCTCCACAGGAATACAAAATGCTAGAAGATTATCGGGGCAATGCCTATGAATTTATTAAAAATATGATTGATAATGCAATAAATAAGAAATAATTTCGTATATTTGCATAAAGAAAAATTCTTAATAAATAAAGATATGAAAAAAGAAAAGAAAGAAATCAAAAAGCTCAAAGAGGGGGATGAGGTTCTCTTCACATTATCTGGAAGACCCATCATTGAGAAAGTTACAGTAGAATCCATCGATAAGAAAGGTGGATTTGCAATGCTCAGTAACCGGGTAAAAGTTGCAAGAACCTTGGGCCCTGATGATACATACCCAAGATTGGATGAGCAAAAGGGGGAAATTCTTCCACTCACCGAAGAAAATGAAAGAGTATTCCTTGCATACAAGGCCTATTTCTCAATCAAGAGAAACATAGAACTCCTTGATAAGGAAATTAGAAGTATGAAAGATTCGAAAGCTTTCGATATGATGATTGAATTTGATAAGAAGCTTACCAAGATTATTAACAAATACCTCAAAGAACAATGACTACTGTATTAGCGATAATTTATTTGGTATGCTTACCGTTCACTGTATTTTTTGTAAGGGTTTGTTTGGATTATTTACCCTATACTCACAAAATACACTCTCTCGTTTTATTCATCTCGGTATGGATAGTATTACCTCTATTTCCGATTTATCTATTAATCAGATACATAAAATACAAATTACTATGAGATACTTTTTTGACAGAGATGGTAATTATGCTGGGACATCAATGCAAGGGTGGGAGATAATTCTCCTACTCTTATTCCCAGTTGCTTTAATAATTTTCCTCGTATTCTTACCTTTCTATGTATTTCATAAATACAGTTCTAGAGAAGAGGATAAAAAATACGAGGAAGAACATCCAGAAATACTAAAAGTAGATTCTTATATTACCTGCTGGTATCCCTGGCATAGATATTCTGTTGCATATACACTGGCTCTTATATTCTGGGTAATTGCTTTTATAATTGGGATATTATCTTAATACGGGTATTAAGTTGGCTTTTGACTTGCCCCAATAAAAATTCAAATCTAATGGATATTTTTTAGTGGGGTTAAACCTACTGGAGAGTATAAGAGTACCATCGCTAACAGGGGGAGTTGAAACTTTTGTAAGAGTATAGGAACCCAATCCGGTTGTTTTTGTTGTAAAGTATGAATTATCTGGTATATTGTAGTTAGGACTAAAAGCATTACCATTCTTATCGAGGCAGGACCAAGATAGCATGTCGGAATTTACGGGGTATGTACTAGCAATATAGACATTAATAGCATATCTATTTTGATTTACTATCCAATTCTTATATAGGGTACCATCAGCCATAGATCCCTCTTCGCCACTAATATTGGTAGATATTAAAAAAAAAGCACTTGTGTCTACTCCATTGATGGTTATAGGATTAAAACGTATTTCCCAATATTCTTTTTCTTCGGGAGTAGTAAGGTGTAAATTTATTTTATTACCAGATTCATTTTGTGTAAGTATACAAAGCCCAGAAGTACCGTCATTTCGTGCAGTAATCTGAATCTCATTGTTACTCTTGTCTTCCTCCAGAACATAGTCCGGGGTATTGATGCTAGCAGAATAACCAACCCCAATAACTCCGGACAATTTGCCATTTACATACTTACTCTTTTGAGATTGTATTGTCCATCTCTCAGAGTTTCCCTGTCTTATTTCTGCATATACATCTTGGGTAGATCTCCCCCCCCCTAATTTAAGAACTTTATTTTCCATAATTGTTTTT